CATGTGAGGAACTCGCGGATCGTGGCGTCAGCCATTTCGGATGCCCTCCGTTTCAGGGTGTTCGGGTGGTCAGGGGGTACGACCGTTCGGCGACCAAACTTAGCGGTCGTCCCCCCGCTGCTTCGTTATCGCTTCAGCGGCCCCTGCGGGATCGCTGTAGACACGCCATTGATACGCTCCACCGTCCGCGATGCCGTAAGGCCCAAGAGCGCGTAGACGAGGGGCATCAGTTCGCTGTTCGGCAGCATAGGCGGCACGGGGAAAGTGAAGCCGAGCATAACGCCGAGGAGGCCGCCTGCCCACGTCAGTAGCGGGGCGGCGAGGAACTGATAGCCAAGGGCCACAGCGCCAATCCATCCGATGGTGGGCCGCCAGCGAGAAGAGTAGCGGTCGTTGCCCTGTGCCTCGGCCAGATTGATGGAGTTCTGAGCGGCATCCTGCGCGGAGACCGCCGCAAGGATCGCGGCGCGATCTGCCGCCAGAGCCTCGGCCAATTCTTTTTCAGCCTGAGCGCGAGCCGCCGGGTCAGGCACCAATCGCTCGACGAGGATCTTCGCCGTATCAGTGATGGATGGAATGGCCGCGCCAATGGCAGGGCCGATGCCCCCGCTCAGCGCACCGCCGAGGATCTGTCCGAGAATACCGCCGGCCATTGGATCAACCCTTCGGAGGATAAGCGGCCCGCAGGCGCGCAAGGATGCCCGCCAGCAGACCGGGCTTAGGTTCGGGCGCCGTGGGTGCTGGAATAGGCGCGGCTGGGCTCACCGTGCCGCTGTTGCGCGGCGCAGGCTTCACCAGAGGACCTACGGGGGCCGTAGAAATGGGCGGGACGGGCACAGACTGCACGACACCGTTCGGGACGTGCCCAGCGGCCAGCAGCGCGGCCCTGAAATCGCGGAAGTACCCTGCGATCAGGTCGGCCTTGTCTGTGCCGTTGATGATGGCACGAGCCCCAACCGGGATGGACGCACCTGTCCCGAAATACTGTGACAACTTGCGACCGGTGAACCACCCCTCGCTCATGCCGGCGAACATGATGGCTGCCGCCACGTCGGGGACCATCGCCATGTCTGGCGTGACGGTGAGATCCATGGTTCGGTCAAGGATGCCGAGGTTCTGAAGCTCGCCCGTCGCACGACGGTAGTTGGATCGCCCGGTAAGCTGCACATAGCCCCGCCCGCAGAACTTCACGCCGTCGCCAGGCACCGTGTTGCCGAGCGCCGTCGCCACCTTGGGCCGATCCCCGGTGATGTCGTACATGCGGCGATAATAGGCATCGCCGCCGTACTCCTTGACCGGCAGCATCGTGCGAGCCGTTTCATGAATGGCCGTTGCCAAGCAGTAGGCGAGCGCGTCTGTGCCCATGGCCGGAGGGCAAGCCGACAGCAGGCTCTCCATGCCGGAAACCTGCCCTTGGCTGAGGGAGCCGCCGAATGGCTTGACCCGAGCAGCCGCAAAGAATGCCTTGCGATCTAGCGCAGCGGCCATTGTCGTCTCCGAATGTCAGGAAGGATCAGCGGCGCCGGACAGACCGAGCGCACACAAGCGATGGGATCAGTTCAATCGCCACGGCCACACAGACCGTTCGCGGACGACCAGCCATGGCGGGAGAGGCCATCGCGCACAGAAGCGCGATGACCAGCAGCATGCGAGCCATGAAGGTCTCCGGGGTGGTAGGAGCGTGAAGGCTGCGTTACGACATGCTCATGATGGCGTTGTAGATTTCTGCCGCTGCACGGCGCCCGTAGTAGGCGTGGCCCGCGTCGTTCGGGTGGGCGGCCTGGACCGTGCCGATGTAGAGATCCCGGTTGCCGTCGCCGGCCGGGCTGGTCGAGTTGCCAGTGCCGTAGAACCAAGAGCGGCCACCGTTGGCCGGCTTGGTGACGCGCACCTGCCGGACGCGGTTGTCGCCAGCCGTGTTCATGCTGGCGATGATGGTCGCGATGTTGTCCTCGGCCGTGGTGGTGGTGGTCGTGGTCTCGTCAGTCGTGCCGCCCGAAACGAAGACGATCGGCGTCCCGGGCAGGGCGGACCGAAGCGAGTTGAGGTAGTTCGTGACGTAGGTCTGGTAGTTCGACTGCGTCACGGTTCCGCCGACCAGGGCCGACCAGTCGTTGGTGACGTTCCCCACGACCAGGACATCAATACCGCCCATCTGCGCCAGATCGGGAATGCGCGACGGATAGGTCGTGGTCGTGTTCGGCACGCCCGAGGCGAGCGGGGTCGCGATGCCGGTTCCGCCAAGGCCATTCGAACTAGAGACGGGCAAGCCCAACCAATCGGCGGCAATACGAGTCCACGTGTTCAGGCCAAGGGTCTGACCGCCGCCCGTCGTGGACCAGCTATCGGCCTGGAAAACGAGACGAGGACCCGGCGCGGCGTCAGCGAGCACCGTGTAGGCCTTTGTGGATCGCACGACGCGCCCGACAGCCTGGATCGTCTCAATGACAATCCGTCGAAGGACAAGATCCGGCGTGAGCGTCGCGCCCTTGGTGAAATCGATCTGGAGATAGATATTGCCCGAGCCCGGCACGAAACCGGCCATGTCAAGGTACTGATCATCGACGATAACGCGCAGAGGGCTCGTTCCACCCTGAATTTCGATGACCGGCTTCGGATCATCGGTGTTGAAAGAAAAACGCACGACGTTGTTGGTCGCGTTCGCCGTTGAGGCATAGTTTGTGTTCGGCTGCGAGCTAGTCGTGTCACGCACGCTGACCATGCCGTTGCCGGGATTGGCCGCCCACCCCGGCCCCCAGGTGAGGTAGGGCCGATAGCTGGCGATCGTACCAGAGGCGGGCGGCAGGGCGTTGGCGATAGCGTAGCCCGAGGGAAGCGCCGAGGTCGCCGTCAGGGTCGGTGCGGTGGCGGAAGGGTAGATCGCGTTCGCGCGCGGGTTCAGCTTACCGGCGATGGCGCCCGCGCGACGAGAGGCCAGATCCGCCTGAAGTATCCTCAGAGCGCTTCTGGAGGCTAGCTCCGTCATGTTGTTATTGAGAATGACGCCTGCTGCGTTCAGCGGCGTTCCCGTTCCGTCGCCGGCAGCCGAGCCGGTGGAGATGGTCTGCAAATTGGCCATGACTAAGCTGCCTTATCGAAGGTGGTTGTCGCGCTATCGAAGGTCGTCGTGTTGCTGTCGAAGGTGCCGGACGACGGGGGCGGCGCCGCAGCGACCGTGACCGTCACGGTGTTCGATGTGGACGCGGCGTAGTTGGCGTCGCCGGGATAGGAAGCCGTGAGGCTGTGCGACCCTGATGCGAGCGTGACGTTCGAAAGCGTCGCCGTTCCGCTGGACAGAGTGGCGGTTCCGATGGTGGTCGTCCCGTCCTTGAAGGTGACGGTTCCGGTCGCGGCGTTCGGAGACACCGTCGCAGTCAGCGTGATCGGCGTCCCAGATGCCGGGGTGGTGTTGCTCGCCGCCAGGTTCGTCGTGGTAGCAGTGGCCGAGGACGCCGAGACCGTGATCGAGACCGCGTTCGATAGAGAGATGTTGTTCGTGGCGTCGCCGTAGTAAGCGGCCCGAACGTTGGCGTGCGCCCCCTCGGCGAGCGTGACAGAAACACTCGCAGCCCCGCTGGACAGGTTTGAGCGCCCGATCTCCGTCGACCCGTCGTAGAAGACCACCATTCCGGTCACGGAGGTAGCGTTCATCGTGGCCGTAAGGGTGACGCTGCTGCCCGTGGTGGGGGTGGCATTGCTCGTCGTCAGCGTGGTCGTGGTGTTGGACCTAGCCGGCGCAGGGTTGTAGTCCGCCGGCCATGCGGAGACACCGAGGACCGGAACCGGGGTCCAACCGTCTCGCCCCTTGCCCGCCGCCGCACTGCCGTTGACGATCGCGAAGTTGCGGTTTGCCAGATCCACGAACGGGTTGCTGGGGAGGTAGGCTTCCCCAGATCCCAGCGTCATGCCGTAGTCGGTATAGAGGTGCGTCTTGCTACCGTCCGTACCGGAACCGGTGTTCGCCGGGTCCTTGTTGGCCAGAAAGAAGACGTTGCCCTTGTGGTAGGTGGCATCGTTCTGCTTGAAAACGCTGATGCCGTTGTTGAGGACGAAGATGTTGTCGTTGAACCCGTAGTTCGGGATCTGGAAGCCTTCCAGCTTCGTGGTACCGTCGAGGAAGACACTGGCCCGCGTTGAGAGGACGTTGAATTCTTCGGCGATATTGTTGAAGCGAAACTTGAAGTTCTTATGAGCTGCCTCGAAGCCACCACCTTGGTTGTGAAGCGCGGCAACTCCGAAGTTGTTGAGGCAGATGTTTCCGGTGAAATCGATATCGGTGATGACAGTACCAGTGCCCGTGATGCCCCCGCTTTCGATCACGCCGTCGCCAAGCTCAATGTAGTTATCGTGAATGTAGCCGCGCGCGATCTCCCCGTAGAGCGGAAATAGCTCAAGGAAGCCGCCGTCCGTTCCGTAGTCGAAGGACTTAGCAATGCCGCGGGCATTGCGGCACCAGGCGATCTCGAAATCGGAGCCGCTGATGATGAAGGAGTTGGCGCCGTAGTCGTTGTCATTCTTGGGCGAGGTGATTGCGTAATCGTTTCGCACCATGTTCATGTCGTGCGAGTAGTTGCCGATGTACTTGCCCTTGCGACCCTTGTGCAGGAGGCCAGATCCGGTATTCGACCACTCAGCATACTTCACGTTGACGTTGAGCGTTCCTTCAACGCGGGCGAAGGCAAACCGACCGGTGTCTTTCACCCACAGACCGAGCTTCTGGTTGTCGATCACCGTTCCGTCGAAGGTCATGTTTGACCCATAGACGGTGATGGCATCCACAAAGTTAGGGTTCGTGGGGTCAGTCTGAGGCGTGCCGGTGATGATCGCAGGCCCCGTGGTCGGGCCAGTGGTTGTGATCGTGATCGGAGCGTCTGACGCCCCGGTGAAGCCGATGTTGAAGGGGCCGGCATAGCTGACCCCGCGCAGCAGGCGCACGGTTGATCCCGGCGTCGGCCACGTGGTCCTCAGCGTTGCAGCGTCGGAAATGTCGTAGGTCTGTGCGGCCGGGTAGCTGAGGGCAGCAGTGGAGATGGCCGTGTTGATCGCGTTCCGAATGAAGGTCGCGTCGTAGGCGAAGCCGGCTGCGTTGCGCTGGCGCACGTTAGCCTGACGCCCAGCGGTGTTCTCGGCCGAGTAGGTTCCGAGATAGGCGTAGAGATCCGCGACCGGGATCGCGAGGTTGGTTGCGGTGCCGGAGAACCAGTCGACGTACTTCTGCTGATTGGTTGAGCCCATGTTCGTGAGGTTGAGGTCCCACGGGTGGGTCGTCATGGCGAGAACATCGGAGCCGATGTCCTTCAGCCAAGAAAACAGCCGGCCATAACCGCCCCGGAAAAGCTGCATCTCGGTGAGCGACGTCGTGTCGGCCTGCGACTGCTCGACAATGGTCAGATCTGGCGCAAGAACCGCCAGATTGTTGATGATCGAAACGTTGTTGTCGCCGAACGTCATGTCGAGGATGGCGGCGTCGCTGATGCCGATGTTGAAGATCTGGATCTCACGCGCCGTGCTGTCGAAGACCATGCCGCCGATCATGATGACGGCGCCGCTGACCCACTGAAGGCTCACTGTCTGAACGGCCTTGGGGAAGGTGATGACCTGACTGGCGACACCGTTCACGCCGTTGGCAGAGATGGTGCCGACGACGTTGCCGTTGGCGACCACGTTCAGGACGCCGTTGACGTCAGATGCCCGCTTGAAGAATGCGTTGAGGCTGTCGACCGCATCTTCCTTGGTCAGGCTGATCGTGTCGCCCGACTTCGTGAAGTTGAAGCCGAACTGGCCGAAGGACTTGTTCGATGGCCCTACGAGCGCCACGCCGGACATGGTGATCCGGCTGTCAAACGACGTGCTGGAACTGGCGGTGTACGGGTTGGTTGCCGATGCATTCTGGTTGCCGAAGAACGAGCAGGTGTTCACCTTGAAGCCCGAAGAAACGTAGCTGTCGCCGACCTTGGCAAGCGGGCTCGTCTGATGGGCGCCAGCCATCGTGGCTGTCGTGCCGGCCATGTGGCCTGGCCCCATGCCGACAAGGCGGATGGATCGCGTGCCGGCGTTAAGGGTCGCTAGCGCATCCTTCCACTTCTGAAGCTGGACAGTGCTTGCAGCCGCTGCGACGACAACGGACCGTGTGAAGCTGGCCGTCGCGCCTGCGGCGTCGGTCACGGTGTAGGTTTCGCTGTAGCTGCCCGCAGTCGTGTAAGCGCCTGTCGTCAGGCCAGTTGTGGCGCTTTGGATCGCGCGACCTTGGGCAAGCCCCGTGGCTGTGACGTTGTAAGGCGTCGTTCCGCCTGAGATCGTCGGCGTAAACGACAGGGTGTCGCCGACGTTGGCAGTGCCGTTCGCCCCAGAAATGGAGAGAACCGATGGGGCCACGGGCGGCGCCGTAACGGTCCCGCCGCTCCCGACGACCACGCCATCGTAGGTGATAATCGTGCCGACTGCTGGCTTGCTGCCAAGGGACCACGTGGCTTTGCCGGTGCCGTCAACGGTCGCGGTCGCGATCTGCGTGCCGTTGCCATAGAGGATGGCCGACGATCCGACCTTGAGGCCTGAGACCGTGTAGGTCGTGCCGGCGGTATCTGCGGAAGCCGTGCCCGCGCCGCGAGCGACCCGCGTGGGGATAAGACGAGTCAGCCCGAAAGGCATGAGGATGTTCCTTTCGTGGGATTAGGCAGCGACCCAAGCGAGCTTCTGGCCCGCATTGGCGGCGAAGGTCTGCGTTGCGTTGGCCTCCACAAAGACGCGCGCCGCATCGCCAGATCCAGAAGTCTGACTTGCGTCGGGGGCAACGCCCATCGCCACGTAGACATCGACTGCCGCGCGGATCACGAAGGCACTTGATCCTTCAGGCGCAGCATTCGTCGTGGTGCCAGCGCTGGCTAAGGTCTGAGACCAAGTCGGGCGGCCCACAAGGCTGGCGTTATTCAGATTAAAGACAGGGCAGCACGCCACATGAACGCCTGAGAGGGCCATGTTCGATCTCCAAAGACTTTATAAGGGATTGGTGGGGCGCTATCGGTGCTCAACGATCGTGAATGGCACGCTGCCCGCATTGATAGCGATGCCTGCCGTAAAGCCGATCTGCACTGTGTTATTTGCCGTCACGATGGCGTATGAAATGTTGAGCCCATTCGCGAGCGCGACGCCGGGCGTCGCGGTAATGCAGGCCCCTGCCGCCACCACATCGCCTGCAATCTTCGGCGTCACCGTGAAAGTGACCGTCGCAAAGAGATTGCCGATTGTGAGTGCTGGCAATGTCGCCGTACCTGTATAGGCGATGTTGCAAGGCAGTGTATCGGCAGTCGGTAACTCAACCGGCTGCCCATTGCTTGCGACGAGAGGGCGGCGTCGCGCCATGACGTCAGGCCAGAACGATGGGTGTGACGGCCTCAAAGTTGATCTCGGTCGCGGCAACCGTGACGCCGATGCGCTGCTGAAGCTGACCTGAGCCCGTGGGGCACGTCGCAGTCGACTTGCCTGGGGCGGACGCCGAGAGGAAGGCAACGCCCGGTGTCTGACCGGTGACGGCAGTGTTGCGTCCGTCGAAGTAGACAGTCGCCGTCGCCCCGGAGGTTACGGCTGAGAGAACGTAGCCGTGCGCTTCCTTGGCGACATTGGAGGCATCGGCCTTGCGGACGGATGCCGTTCCGGTGGCAGAATAAACGTTGACAAAATCGCCAGCCGCAAGAGCCTCAGTCGCCGGCAGACTAGCCACATCTGCGCCAATGCCTACGGGAAGTATGCTCGCGTCAAGACGTCCAGTGTCATCTAGTGCCACAAGATCACCACCGTTGGCAACGCCTGCGCTCGCAACAGTTGCGGCCTGCTCAGTCGGATAGCCGTTATTGGCCTTAAGGTACTTCTTAGCGGGCATAGGACTCTCCTACTGAGCGAGGATGATGGGAGCGCCACGCTGAACAACAATGTCAGTTGGCGTTGTGGCCGTCGCAATTTGCTGGACGAACCCGGAAGACGGTGGAGCCTGAATAAGCGCGCCATTGAGCCCGAGAAAGACTGGGCCAGGACTGAAGGACCATGCCGCGTCACTGAGGGGGCCAACGACCGTAACGGCGACGGCTTCGCCTTCGTCCGCAGCATGATTGGAGACGCCCAGCACAAGGCCGACTTGCGAGACGTCATCACTTGATGCGGTTCGCACCACACCAATGCCGGCCAGACGCATCACACGCTGTCCGCTCAAAGGCTCACCGGCCGTGAAGGGCGGGGGCGTTACGGCAATGACGGGCCGCCGCATCAGAATGCCGTCGACATACGCCTTCGCATCTTCTGGCGTATCGAAGGTTCGGCCGTCCAAGGTCTCGATGCGAAACCAGTCGGTGTAGAGCTCGGCGGTCTCGGCCAGGGACATGACGCGGATCTTGCCGCTGGCATCCATGGTGGCCCGCAGCGCGCAGGCCGGGAAGACGTCGCGTCCTACGATGACGACCGACCCGCACTCCTCGTCGTACCCGATCCGCATCAGAGATACCCAAGAGGCGTGACTTCGGGGGAGAACTCGGTCAGGGCGCCGCCAGAGGACGACAGCAAGTAAACCTCGGCACCGGACGACACGAACCGAGAGCGCGCGGTCTGGCTAAAGGTGATGCTGCCGATCTCCTCCTGCCCGGCCTGGGCCGCGAGGACGACCGGTTGCGGACCAAAATCAAAGTTGGGGTTGCCGCCAGGCCTGACTGCGAACCGGATGGATGAGCCCCGCAGCGCCGGGACAATCCGGTAGGAGAACTTGAAGAGGTAGATGTCGCCGAGTGCGCGGGCCCGCAGCAGGTTGTTGGACCAGAACTCAAAGCCAGCCCATGGCCCGCTGGGCGGGTTCGGGTTGTTGGCGGGCGACAGGTTGCGGGTGATGCGTGTCCACGTCTCAACACCAAGCCCGAGGGGGATGCCATCGTCCAGATCGCTGTAGTCGACCGAGCCGAACCCCTTGTTGGACGGTCCCGGCACGCCCGGCCGCCCCTGTGGTGGGTATGTCAGGGGCGTGGTGACGTTGCGCATGGCTCAAACCCAGGCCGGAGCGCCGTTGACGATCTTGAGGGACTTTCCCTCGTCCGCGCTGGTGAAGGCCGGATAACCTGGCGCGCCCTGCGGGCCAACTTGGATCGGTGCCGCGACGATGCGCTCGTCATAGTAGATCGCAGGCGTCAGGACCGGCACGCCGGCCGCAACGGCAACACCTGCGGAGTCGGTGCCGGGGATCACCAGAAGCTCAAGCCGCGCAACCGGTTCGTTGAGGGTCGGGCGCGACGGATCTGGATGCCACTTGATGTCCGCGAACACCGTTTGAGGACGTGACACCGTGAAGGGCGTCCGGCGATCGTTGGGCAGATCAATCAGGAATAGCGCCGACATGGAGCTTGTCGCTGGCACGAAGGCAATCTTGTTGTTGGGGTCGATGCTCGACGCGGTGACGATCGGCGTGCCGCCAAGCGTGGAGCAAAACACCGCCGTCAGCAGCCCTGTGGAGAAGTCGAGCGTGCCAGCGGTGGGCAGGAGTGGGACGGTCAGGAGCCACGCCGACGTGTCGACGACTTTGGTCGCGTTCATGCGGCGTCAGCTTTCTGTTTTGGATGTCGCCACAGAAGCAATGGTCTGATCTTTTGCTTTTGAGGAAGCAGTTGACCCGGTAAAATAGCTAAGTGCCTGCTGCCCCATAGCAATCAGACCGCCCACGAGGATTTGAAGTGTCGGGCTATCCTGCACTGTCCGCGTCACCATAAGTCCGCAGACAATCACAAACCCAATCAGGACAATGCAACATGCCCAAGCCGCGCCAGAATGCTTATTCATGGGATCTTGCGCCACTCACGGATTGGGAATTGCGGGCGGCGTAAGCGGATTGCACTGTAGTCCCCCGCGACCCATCCTTACATTACCGCCAGTGGCATCGCTGAGCGCTACGGCGGGGTTGGCCAGAACGCTGCCGGCGCACTGAAGTCGAGAGGGCGCGGTGCCGATCTGAAGCTTTACGTCCGGCACACGCGCATTTTCAGGTACGGTTTCGGCCGCCATCGCTGAGCTTGTCGCCGTAAGCAGGGCTAACGCGATGATTTTGCTTTGCATGATGCACCCTGCTTTTTAGTCTTACGGTCCGGCGTTCGGGCCGAGCACGCCATTAGGGCCGACGCCCCCCAGAATACCGGCGCCACAGCCGCGCAGAACATTGTTAGCAAAAACGATATAGTCATGACTGCTGCCAATAACGTTCAGAGCAGTTTCCGAAAGCGTGTTTGCGACCGGACCAGTACAGAACTTATTGCCAGTGATAATGTGCGAGCCGCTAACTGCGCCAGATACTGGCGCCTCTAACGTGATGTCAGAGCCGCCGACGTTGGCGGCATTGTTACCATACATTTCGGTGCCACCCGTAACTGTCAGCTTGTAGCCTTCGAAATTGATGCCAGACGCCTGGGCGTTGTTGACGAAGCCGCCGTTGATCGTGAAGTCTGCCGTTCCTCGAAAGCGATCGTTTCGAACGCGAACGCCATTGTTACAGCCAGACGTATGCGGCGTCGCCGTTGAGGTGCGAGCGTAACAAGCCACGTAGAGGAAGTTAAACTGCATGTTGTAGGCATCTGAAATGTCTATGCAGTTATCTCCAGCACACTCGGTCTCAAAATCATTAAAAACTGCAAAGGAGGGACAGGCACCGATTTCCAAGGGGGTTCCGTTAGTTGGTGCGCCAGGAGTCGTGCAATCCACCTTGAGAGCCGTTGACGCGGTCGTGAACGCTACGTTGTTCGTGCGCAGCGACGCCGAAAAGCCGTGCCACCAGATGCCTTTGGCGTACTGCTCGCCCATGGGGGGGGCAGCACTGAAGAATACCACGTTATTGAGATTGATGACGTCCTGGCGGCGAGCCTGCCCATCCGCATCAGGACGTGCGCCGTAGCCAACGAACTCGAAAACGCCAGGGCTGTTCGGCAGAGCGACGTTGACGCCAACGCCGTCAATTAAGATGTTGATGCCGCCGACCATCTTATACATGGTATATGGCGAGAGGGACGTGTTGTTCAGAAAGAACATATCCCGACCGTAGTTGGCCTGGATCAAGGGCTTGAGGCACGAGGTCGTGCGCGTAAAGCCGCCATTCTGTGCTCGGTTATTGAAGAAATGCAGATCGCGGACGCCTCCGCCGTAGACGTAATTCTCGGTCGCATCGGGATAGAAATTGATGACGGGCGCCGTGCATCCTTCGTCCGAATAGATACTGGTGCCACCCGTCCCACCCGAACCCTGACCCTCAAGCACGAGGCCGGCGCAGGACTTGGGAACGGTCACGCCAGTTAGGCGATAGGTAGCGCGTCCGAAAATCAGGCGCCCGGCAACCTTGGTTCCGTTCGTGCTAGAGATGAGCGAGCAGGCATAATTGATCGCGCTTTGCACGCAAGCATTGTTGCTGTCGGTGCCGTTAAGCTGCGGATAGGGGCAGAAACGCGGCGAAACCTGAATAGACGAAACAGCTTGCGGATCAAGATTATCAGAAGGAAGAACTACGCGACCATTTGAGAGCTTGCCAAGAAGTGCGTCATCAGCCAGCCGAACGTCGGTGCCATTTTCGACCCGAGCATTATTCAGCGGGCGTCGCTGAGCCTCGGCTGGCGCAACCCATGCCAACATAATTAGTAAGAGCCCAAGAGTACGCTTCGTCATCGAGACACGATCCACACGTTCATGGCGCCTCGGCGCAAACCCAGACCTTGATAGGCGTCCGTCATTTCAATGAACGGCTGACCAGCGATGTTATCGCCGGTTCCATTTCCAACTGAGACTTTGATCGAGCGGTCTACCGAACACTTCCCACGCTCGTCGGCAATGAAGAGCACAACTCCAAGAGGATAGGTGTCTACGTCGGGCAGAATAACGGTACGAGAAGCAGTGAGATCGGTGAAGCCAATATATGTATCGGTCACAGCGACGATCACATCGACATCTGAAGCGCTTTGCGCCGTCGATTTGGCGAGGGCTTTGCCAATAGATGTCGCGTCTTGGAGACCGTCTACGGTCGTCGCGCCCGGCGGTCCACGGAATGGGCCGATGTTGCGGTAGCGATTGCCGGGACCAAAGGTGCCGCCGGTCGTTACGTACATGGCGCCGTCGCCAGCCAAGAACGCGGGCGGCTGTGCCGTGTCGTTCGCAGTTGCAACGTAGAGATCGCCCGGCAGACCCATTGATGGTAAATCAGCCGTGGTCGCAAACTGCCCCTTAGGGCTGATGCCAGCGCCGTCCTTGCCGGGATCGCCCTTGCCGCCGCCGACGTTGCCATCAAACTCCCAAACGACAGGATCAAGCGATGTCAGCTTATGTTCATCGCGGGTTGTCGTGTTGCGCCAGCGATCGTTAAGGCTGGCCTGCAAGGTGAACAGGCGCGACGGGTCATACGGCGGCGTGGTGGTGCCGGAGAAAGTCTTAGTCCCGCGCAGATCGCGCTGGGACATCTTGGCCAGACGACCATTTCGCCACACGGCCACAAGCTCGCTGCCGTCCGTTTGCGTAAGCGCCGGCAAATCCGGGGGCGTGACTGTGGTAAATGGGTCGGCCATCTATACGCCCACGCTAAAAGACCCCGCGAGCGGCAGGGCGAACGTCAGAAAAATTGTGAAGTTAGGCGTCGATCTTCGCGGCTTCGCGGAAAAGTTCGTCGATCTCGTCCGATGAAATACCGAGCGCAGAAGCAATCTCGTTAACGTGCGCGTTGCTACGCTGCCACGTCCGAGCCTCGTTAAACCAGATTTGAATTTCTTCGTCGCCCAAGGCGTCGACCGCATCTCTAGCCGCCTTGAGAAACCCTGCGCGCTTAAGCTGGATCTTGGCCTGGGCGCTCGTGACAGCAGACGGAACGGCGATAATGGCCGGAGGTTCTGCCAGCACGGGCGCCGAGAACTTGCCGTCACTGGACACGGTCCAGTTCTCGGCGATGCCCTTCACCCGCGACACGTCGCGAACGTCGAGCCCGTCACCAAGCATAGGATCTTGGGGAAAGACCTGATGAACGCGACCGTTGGAAATCAGAGCATACGGCATGAGTGATTTCCCTAATATTCAATGTAGAGTAGGCCGCCCGTGCCAGGGCCGCCGTTAGCCGATGCCGCACCGCCCGATCCGCCGCCGCCATAGCTAGATCCGTTAAATGAGCCTGATCCGTAGGGGGACGGCGTTGTGGGGGAGAAGCGTGATCCACCTCCAACGCCACCAATTTGAATTGTCCCATTCAGGACAATTCCATCTGCGGCTGCGCCGCCGCGAAGGACAAACCCACCAAATGGAAAAGTGATTGGTATCTGCGACCCGGGTGTTCCTGCGAGTCCGCTTGTGCTGCTGTTAAGGGCCGAACCTCCACCGGTTCCACCGACTGCCGCAGCCATGACATTGCCGCCCTGCGGGCCGAATGCAGTGATACCCCCGTTACCACCCGGCGTCTGACCGGAGCCGCCAGAGCCGCCAGAGCCAACCGTAACGGTATAGATCGTGCCGGGCGTTACCATGAATACACCCTCAAAACCGTCACCGCCGCCGCCGCGAGCACCGGCTGACCCGTTGGCTGCTCCACCACCGCCGCCGCCCGCTTGCCCAACGATGCGCGCCTTGAAGACGTCGGCGGGACAAGTCCAGCTTCCGCCCGCGCTATAGAAAGCAAGTCGGCCGCCGACGATGGAAAGCGAATTGATAATGGTCTGCGCCGCATCGCCACCGTAGGTATCGACGCAGATCTTCATCGCCTCCCAGAGCTGGGTCGTATTGGCGGCGTTCGGCGTCTGACCCGACTGCACAATGGCGTAGACGAGTTCGCGCTGTTCCTGCGAGAGGCGAAACATCAACTCGTTGAAGAGCGGAAGATCCAGCGGGCCGCAGGGGAAGCCGCCGGCCAATTCGGCATTCGTCGGCTCACGACGAAGGGTGCTCGGGCTTTCAGCCCAGAGCGCCGGAAAGTCAGCTTTCATTTTGAAATGTCCTTGCGGGATCGGGGCTCAGGCGGGCAGGCAGTCAGCCCAGGTGCCGCTGGTGTCACAGAAGCCCGTCAGCGGGCGGTCATCGCGGGAGTCGGGACAAACGAAGCCGTGGACCGGCGGCGAGACGGTCGCGTCATCACAGGAATAGGGGTCAACCGGCACAGGACAGAGCCAGTAGCCTTCAGATACCACCGGAGGCGCGCAGTTTACCCATGTGCCGTCTGGATCACAGAACCCGGCAATGGGGCGCGCGTTGGGGCCCTCTTCGCAATCGAAGCCGAAGACCTTTTGACTTGGAACTGAGGAACAGAAGCCGAACCAGCCAGTGCCAAAGCCGGCAATCTTCTGATCGCCGAAGTGAACGGCGATGCTAATACCCGGCGCAATCGGCAATGCCCGTAGCGTGATCAATAGACGCGAAGTCTCCGAACTTGTCAACGCGCGACCCGGAGCTATCACCACTCGTCCGTCGCCAGCTTGCGGTATCCAAGCGGTCGGACCCCAGACATTCTTCAGAGCGGCACCGAGGCTCTGAATATCGAACAGGCCGAGCATCTGGTAACGGCGAGCAAAAAGATGGGCTCGATAGATCTCGTCGTCATTGATGCAAAGATCGGAGACGCCGCCACAGCCAAGCCACGCACCCTCGTCGCAGAAACCGACGATAGGAAACAAGCCCGCTTGAGCTGGGTCATCGCAGGCAAAGCCAATGACGGGACGCGCATTGCAGACGCAGTGGCAGCGCGGAAAGCCCATGCGCTTGCCGACGAACGTCAGTTGCTCGCCCACCGCCGTGTTCAGGTCGAAATAGTCGGGTATCGCGCACGTCGCCCGAGCGATGTCCTCAATCTGCTTGAGGACGGCCACCATGTAGCCGCGCAGGCGGTCAGCCTCGCGGTATTCCGTCGCGATCCGTGCAAGCTCGACGCCGACAAGCTCGCCGGGCGCTGGACAGCCGGCGCTCATGCCGACGTCACCGTGACCCGAGACGGATCAATCGCAGCGATGCTAAGGAATGGAATGAGCACCGGAAGTGGCTTCAGCGGCCCATCCGGTAGGACGTTCGCAGTCGCGCTCACCACCTCGACGTTCGGATAGACCGACGACACGGCCGTGCGGACGAGGTGCAAGGTGATGTCCTGACCGTTCGCGGGACGGGTAGCTCCGGTTAGAGCCGCCGCAACCGTCAACGCAATCGCTCCGTTGGATGCCGCTGGGCAGCCGAGCCGGTCAGGGCGAGAAACGACGGTCAGTTGCAGGCCCAGCGGGACGGCGACCGGACGCACAAAGGTCAGTGTGCGACAATACCCGTCCACCGCCGTGTCGACCCGCGCGTTGCCGTAGGTGTTCACGCCAGGCGCGACGTAGGGGCGGATCGCATTGGCGATGGCCAGATCCTCACCCCCGATGACGGCAACCGAGAGAGAGTGCGGCGGAATGGCATCGACGTCCGTCGCCGAGGTCTTGTTTTCAAACACGCGGATGTAGCTGACGCCTTCGACCCCAGCCACCGAGCGAACAATGTCGGCCAGGTCGATGCGGGCACGACCGGCATTGGTGATCGCGGTACGCAGGTCGTCGTCGATTTCGCCATCCATCCGCTCCAGCAGACGGATGCGGCCCAGTTGCTCCAGACGGACGCCCTCGGCCTGATCTGGGTCATAGCTCTGATAGGTCGCCTCGCTGATTTCCCACAGAGTCGAAGCGAGGGACGCGAACATGCCGTTGATCTGGCCGAACGGGCTCTCCGGCGTCTGGATCGCCTTGTCGCCGAAGGTCTCCTTCACCTTGTCCTGGATCTCGCCCAGGATCGTGATGAGGGGCTTGCGGGCAAAGCCGGTCGGAGTGACGCCGTAGTCAGCCATCAGACCTCCACGCTTTCATCAAAGATCGTCGCAACCTGAATGCCCGACACCCGAACGCCGCGCACGGCTCGATCATAGGATGTCGAGACGCCTTCCAGCGCTGTGACACCGGGCGTCTGAAGGATCACCTTTTTGATGATCGCCTCGGCCACCTGTATGCGGCTCTGGGCAAAGCCGAGCACTTGGCCGAACCAGTCGACGCCTACGCCGGCATCCAAGAACCATTCGCCCTTGAAGAACATCAGGCGCTGACGAGCATGCTGACCGACAGCCTCGGCGTCGTAGACCAAATGCAGGTTGCCGGTCTCATCTAGGGTCAGGTCATTGCTAGCCTGAAACGCGAGCATGGCGGCGCCGCCCTCACTCACGACGATGTCGCCATTCTCCGTGGCCAGCACTTCGACAACGGATGGGGTAATGCCGAGGCCGGTATAGGTTGGCGTTGCCATGCTATTTCGCCACCATCTTGTCGATGCGCTCAAAGATGGCCTGCGCTTCGGCCTTCTTACTGTTGTCGGCGTTATTGTTCGTGTGATCGCGGAAAGCGGCGGCCAGATCCATGACCACCTTCAGCAGGGAGTCGCCGCCCTTGACCAAATCGAACGTGCCGTCTTCCTTCATCTGAAAGCCTGACTTGCCGTCCTCGGTGCCAATGTGCATCCGATCGGCCGGCAGATTGGCGAGTTGCTTACCCTTGGAGTGGGCGCTAGGAACCGCCACCGCGTCGGAGAGCGAATGCATCCGGCCACGGTTGTTGGGCTGGTCCTTGCCGTCCTCGATCGCCTCGTCGAGCGGGCGCTGCGAGAAGTGCAGCGTGACCTCGTCGCCCTTTTTCAGGGGCTTGTGAATGATGGTGCCGCCCGCGCGGGGGTGCTGCACCGGCACGCTCATGAGTTCGGGGGCGCGGTTCACCGTGCCGCCAATGTTCATCGCGAGCTTGGGCTGCACCGTTGCGGTCTGGGTCGTGGGATCGTAGCCGACCACCGTGCCGACCGCCGTCGTATTGATCTCGCCGCGCTCGCTCTCAGGCAGCGCCGCTAGGAACTCGTTGGAGTCGCGGCGGGTGCTCGTACCCTGGTAGCCGGCCATCACTTCTTCACCTTGTCGCCAGCTACCCGGTTGCCCTCAACCTCGGCCGTGCAGTCGTCCTCGCGCGATGACCCCGAATAGGAGATGGCGGCAATCCGAAAGACGCCGCCGCCCGCATCGGTGGACCGCTTCTCGTTGTCCTTGCCCTTGCCGGTGTCGATGAACTCCGACATCACCTTCATCGTCTTACCGGGCGCCAACCCAGGGATGATAAGGCAAGTGACCTTACATCCCTTGTCGGTTGGGGTGGGCACGCCCAGCATTCCCGTCTCGGCCGAAATCAGGATGTCGCCGCCCAGGTGCTCGTCGTTCTTGACCGCCTGAAACTTTCCGTCCTGAATTGACCAGTAGAAGCTGTGCTGGCGGCCCAGCGTGTCCAATTCGCGGTAGGCGTAGCCGTAGACTGTCGTCGGGCGCTTGGTGGCCGGCAGGTCGTCCAGCCCCTTGATCTCGCCTTTCTTCAGCCCCGGCATTTGATCGCGAAGGTACTCGACGATCTCCTTCGGCTTGGTGCCCGCTTTGAAGGTCTTGGATGCCGCGCCCTTTTCGACCGCCTTGTCGCCGTCGCCCACCTCAATGGTCGAAGTGATGTCCGGCGAGGTCTTGGCGTGGGTGACGTCCCGGATGTTGCCCTTGATGAGCACCGTCATCGGGCCGCCCTGGTAACCGAATTCCAGGGTGAGTTCGTCGTACTCCTCGCCGAGCTTGTTGCGGCGGTCCTTCGACAGGTTGGTGATCACCACCGTGCCGGAGTTCTGCTTGCTTCCAAGCGACTTCGAACAGTTGAAACTGATCTGAAGACCATGATTTGGCGTCTGGCTGGCGTCGAACGTCGCTGATCCGCTCTTACCCGAGACCGTCACCCGGATAATGCGCTTCCATAAGCGGGTCACGGGCGGCCATCATCGTGGATCAGGCGGAATTGCCCACTGGGAAGCTCGTCGCGCCCTGGCGACCCGCCTGAGCCCGTCCATTCGACCAGAAACAGGCGCCCGATGTTGAGGGAGTATCCCGCGAAGATGTCCGTGTTCGGGACAATGCGGCGACCTTGGATCTTTACCACACCCGCAATCTCAACCGCTAGGGACCAGCGCCCCGAAAACGTGTTGAACATCAGTTCAAGCGCGACGGTCTCATCGCTCAGATAGGTCTCAAGGCGCTGCCAAGGCGCGTCGATGACGGTGATTTCGTTCAGAGCCACGCGCGATCACCCTTATTGTAGGTCTGACCGCGAGCCGGCGAGGCTGGCGCCTACGGAGGCTCCACGACCCGTGCCGGTGTCCACCGGCTTGGTCGCCACCGGTCCGCGATCCGTCCTGCTCGCGCCGCGCTCGTCACCGCCCGTCGTGCTCGTAGACTTGCCCTTGCTGTCCGTGGTGTCGGACTTGGCCGGGCCTTCCTGCGACTCGACGATGTTGATCTCGGTCAGCGTGACGGTGTGCGAGAGGACGTTGCCGTAGATGGCGTCGCGGTTGGCTTCGATGTTCGTGATCATCATGCTTTCGAACAGATCGAACCCAGTCAGAATGTCGAACGGTTCGGCCTGCTCCATGAGGCTGATCAGATCGCGCCACGGCCCGGTCATGTCCTGATTGAGGCAGGTCATCTCCAGCGTCTTGGGTAAGATCCAGGCATGATCGGAGATCTTGGCGCCGCGCTCGACAGGGTGCGTAGGCACCTCCATCGACGCGGTCGCTTTTTCCGAGATCACCGCATCAATGTAGACGGGGCCGATGAAGCGGGGAAAGACGATGCAGCTCATGGCGATGGGCTCGCGGCTGTCCCGCCTGCGGTCGGGATTGAGTTCGCCTTGACAATGCTCGGCCCCATGCTCGTGAGGCCGGCTTGCACCTGAGCCTTAACGAGCGCTCCGACTTCATTGAGGCCGGTCGCCTGCACGTTCACCGACACCGACTGCGTCCGCTTATCGTTGCCGACATCGGTGTTGTTGGTGGTGTTGTTGGTGACGGTCTCTTTGGCGCCCTGGTTCATCCACGAGGCACCCTTGCCGCCCGCGCCATTCAACCCGAACGTGCCAGCGCCGAAGGACGGCGCGGTTGAACCGCCCGCCGTGGGATAGCCGATCGACGGCATGCCCTTGGGCTGGCGCGTCAGAACGGGCGCGCCACGGAAAGTTGCCCGAGAAGACGACGGAGGGGCCGCGCCGAACCGCCCCTCAAAGTCGCCGTGGAACAGCGGCTTGAGACCGGCGGCCTCGCGCATCCGGTTGTTGATGTCGTTGGGGTCTTGCTCGGCTGTTTTCTGGGTCAGGGTGCCATAGGCGCCCTTGACCAGATCGGACGCGGCGGCGAGCGCCGACTTGCCATAGTCACCGGCCGACGTGGCGAACTGATCGAGGATTTGGGTCGCCTGATCAATGCGGCTGACCTCCAGCTTCATCTGGTCGCCGAACTGCCCTTCGACCGATCCAGCGTATTGCTTGGGGTCGGCCATGATGGCGGCGTTGGCCTTCAGCTTGTCGGTGGATTGCGCCAGCCTAGAAACGTCGTCCTGACGCTCTTTGCCGAAGATGTTGGTCATGATCTCGGACTTTTTCATTTTGTCCGAGACGCCGTTGAGCTTGTCGAGGAACCCGACGAAGGTCTCAAATGGTGACTTGATGAAGTCCTTGCGCAGCTTGTCCGAGGTCATGCCGAGAGCCTTCAGCCCCTCGTCCGCCTTGCTGGAATACTCCTCGCCGAGTTTCAGGAAGTTGATGTACGCCTCAAGGCCAGAGGCCGTCACTTCGGGCTGGACACCGCGCTCCAGCAGGGTGGCACCCGACGCAAGCACCTGGCCCGACGTCAGGCCAGCCTCCTTGCCCGTGCCGCCGACGCGGCGCAGGACTTCCAGCAGATCCTTTTCCGAGGCCGCCGTCTTGTCGGCCATGGTGTTGATCTGATCGCCCAGCGTCTCCAGCCCGGGCTGGTCGGTCTGGTAGATGTTGCCGAGTTGCGCCAGGCCTTCGCCGGCCGCGTCGGGTGTCATGCGCCAAGCGACAGACGCCTTCGCGCCGTACTCAGTGAACCGGCCCAGATCCTTTTCTGGGCGACCTGCAAAGCCAGCGGCGGCGAGGATGCCCGCAAGCCCTTCCTTGTCCTTGCCGGTCGCGCGAGAGATCTCTTGGATCTTGTCGGCGTAGGCTTGCAGTTCCTTCCCGCTGGTGTTCGTGGCCTTGGCCACGTCGATCATGGCGCGTTCCCACGTCATGGCCTTTTTGGTCGTGGCGGCGACTGCGCTTCCGCCTGCATAGGCAGCCGCAGCGGCAATAGTCGTCCGGCCCAACCCCATGCCAGCGCCGGCTAACCCGGCATCCAGCATCGGATCAATGTCACCGCCGCGTCTCGCGCCGCGACCGGCAGGCGCACGACCACGCCCGCGTCCCATGCCGGCGCCAGGGCGGTAGCCATTGAAGCCGTAGCCAGCGCTGCCGCGTCCGCCACGAACGCTCGCGCGGTTGGCCCGGTCCATCTCCATCCGAAAGCGCTTGGCCGCAGCGGTGGCGCGCTCGAAGTCCTTTGAGATGCGCCCCAGGCCGGAGGTGTTGCTAGTCAGATTGACCTTGAAGCCCTTGCCAAGCGCCTTGGCCGCCTTCTCCATGTCCGAGAGGGTCTTGATGAATTTCTTGGCTTCGGACTGACCCGAAACCCGGAAGGCCAACTTCGCCACAAGTTCTTCGACGGTCATCAGCGCCTCTTTCTCGGCGAGCGAGCGGCAGCGGCATCCCGCTCACGCTTGACCACCTTTTCCATTTTTTCGGAAGCGGCTGCTCGGAAGTCCAAAATCTCGTGGAAGTCCGCCAGATCGTCGATGGTATAGACCGTGCGGAGTTCGTGTAGGGTGCAGAGCGCCGGCTGCGAAAAGCCCGGTGTGGGCCGCAGGAGATACATCTGGTCGACAAGGTTCGGTGCGACCGTCCGGCATTCCTTTTCGGTCAGGTCGAACCGGCCCGGCTCACTTTTGTCAGCCTTGGCGCGTCCTAGCTGTCCGCTAGGCCGGCGGACAAAAAATCCTTGAAGTTCACCTCCATGGCGAACCACGCGACCTGAATGAGGTCTTCGATGCCGGCCGGCTTCACGCCAACGACGCACTGGTCCTTGCCATCCGTGCAAAGCTGGGCGAGATCCACGAGCAAGTCGTGATGCTTATCCGTCTCGTCGGTGGATGCGTCAACCGACAGAACAAGCCCGAGAAAGGCCGAAATCGCAACCTTGTTGGCGTTGGCCGAGGCGATCGACGCCATCATGTCGGGCGCCGCCTTGAAAAACGACGTCACTCGCATGAACATTTTTAGGCCATCGGACGCCGGCAGCTTGTCGCAACGGTAGACGACATTCCCTATCTTGCGCTCAGTGGCCATGGTGCCCTTGGGAGGTTGTGGTGAGATTGATGATCGGCGCCTTGGCGCTCTGCCTTAGCGGCGCGTGCGCTCAAGCCGGTGATTTCGGGCCTCTCAACGCGGTGAACGAGACGTTCAACCGGGCGGCCAAGTCGTTCGGGGCCGACGCCCGCATGCTGCTGGTCACATGCTCGGACGCCAAAAAGGCGTGCCAATACAGCATCAGCGGCAACATGACGGGGATTGCCAAGGCCGAGGACGGCAGCAAAGGCAAGACCGGCACCATTGCCATTTTCTATGGCAAGAACTCGGGCGCTCAGGAATTCGTGGTCGCGCTCGGCGTGTCGATGGCGGCGTGGTCGCCCAAGGCCGACAAAGCGGAAAGGGGCTTGGCCCTCTCCAGCCTCGTGGATGCGGTCTCGGGCGACTCGCCCAAAGAAATCGTCCTCGACGGTACGAAATACCGCTTGGTTTCCATCAAGGACGAAGGGCTCGTGGTCCTGACGATGAACCGGGTTTAGCCCGGGTTGACGACGTTCACCGTGCTCGGCTGCCAGCAGGGGCAAAAGAACGTCCACTCAAGGCTGTTCGCCATCACGCCGCGCGTGTCGGGCGGGTAAGCCTGAATGACCGCGTTGGTGCAGCCGCCGGACTCGCGGCTGGTCAGATCGGTGAAGCCGATGGGAAAGCGAGCGCCGTCCAAGGCGCCGTTGCGCATCCGCATGACCTTATTGCGCAGGTAGGCGTTGTGCGGCGAGTTCGGCAAAAGCCGGATCGTCACAGTCGCCGACTGGTCCGCCGAGATCGACGTGACCGAAGCGCCGTCCGCACCGACCTTGGACGCCGAGATGTCTGAGGTCGGGGTGATGGTGATGCAATCGTCGCCATCGTCGAAGGCGGTCACGAGCGTGCCGTCGATGGAAAAAGCAACGTGCTGGAAACCGTAAGTGCCGAAAGCCGGGCAATCCATGACTTAATCTCCTGCCTTCCGGCTTAATACTTGAGGGTCATTGAGACCGAGACGAAGTGGATCGCGCCCGCATAGATGAAGTCCACCTTGATATCGGGGGCGATGCGGTTGCGGCGCTGAGCGACCGGCACGTTGGCGACGTCGTCGACCGCCGTCTGGAACGCCGGCACAAGCTGGCCATCGTCGTCGGTGCGGGGCGCGATGAGACCAGCGCCGAATGCGACGCGCATCGGGGGATGAATACCCGCCTCGATCAGGAAGCCAACGCCTTGGTTGGTGTAAGGAATGCGCGGGTTGTTGGTCAGGACGCCGAAGACGCTCTCCTGTGTGCGAGCCCTGATCCACGAGATGAAATGGATCTCGTCCACGAAAGCGCCCGAGGCGACCGTGCCTTCGACGAGGATGTTGCGTCCGCCCATGTTGACGTAGGTGTTGGCCGAGTGGCCTTGCGCCCTGTTGTTGCCGATGGCCGGCACGAACCCAGTGATGGCCTGAACCGCCGTGCTGGCCTTGTTGACCGGGTCGACGCCCGGCAGCGTGCGGAACTTCAGGGTGTAGGCCTGGCCAGAGTCGATGCGGCCTGCCTGGGCAAGCTGGTAGTTGGCCCGGTCAAAGTTGCGGCCCGAGGTGTAGCCCCACGCGGCGGCGGCCAGATAGCTGCTCGGGTCGGTGTGGTAGAAAACGGCAGAGCGGTCGTAGGACCGGCTTTCAAGGTACTCGGCGAGCGAGCCGCCGAACTTGGGCGCCGTCGCCGTGTGGGTGCCGCTCTGCGTGCCTGAGGTGGTCACAGCGGGTCCGCCAACCGTCTCGGAGACCGTGAAGGTGTTGGCCGTGGCGCTGGCGACGTAATAGACGGTCGCCGGGTTGATCCCGGTCGGGAGCGCGCCACTCGTGGTGAAGCGGACCAGATCGCCCATGGCGAGCCCGTGGGCCGTCTTGGTGAACACAGCCGGGCTGGCGATCGTCACCGTGACGGGGAAGGTCGCATCATCGGCGACGGCCGCCGACTCGGTGTCGGTGTCGTTGCTGTCAAAGCCGAAGAGCACTTCCTTGGTCTCGGCCCAAGCGGCGATATCGCGCTGCTTCGGGCTGTCGTTCAGGTCGTTGGTGTGCAGTCCCCAGAACCAGTCGCTGTCATAAGCATAGATGGCGTCGAGTTCGGCGGTGATGTCCTTCGTCGGGTCTTGGTAGCCGAACTTGATCTGCGGAGGGCGGACCTTGGCCGAGAAGAACCGCTGCGCGGCCTTGTAAGGCTGCGAGGATGTCAGCCAGTCGAAGGCGACCTCGGTCATGTTGGAATAGAGGCGCGTGCGGATCGCCGCCGTCAGCTTGCCGTCCAGCGCGGTCGGCACCAGCAGAAGCGCGGTGTTGAACCCGGCGGTGGTCGGGAAATTGTCCTCACGGGACACCGTCACCGAAACGGAACGGTCGATAGGCAGCGTGTAAGCCATGTTCGGCTATTCCTTCGGGAAATCAGCGTTGGTGATGATGGGGGTGGAGCGCGAGCCACGGCCCGCAATGGCGATGTGCCCGCGCTCGATCACGTCGATAAGGGTCGACTGCGTGCGCGAGGTGGACAGGGTGACGGTGAAGCGCGCCCGGTCTTCCCAGTTCTGACCTACGATCTGCGGGCTGTGTTCGACTTCGCTGATCTCGGAAACAACGAGCGGCAGAAGTTCAAGCTGAGCGCGAGCCGAGGTCAGTGCCGCATGAAAGGCACGGGCATAGTCGGTGGAGCCGACCGCGAAGACGTCGAGGCGAAAACCGAGGGCCACACCGACCGTGCGCAGCTCGACCACGCGCGGGACGCCCTGAAAGCTGATGTTGTCGTAGCAGGTGCGAAACCCCTCTCCCGTATCGCGGGTGCCGAGCGGGGTGATGATGGCGTAGCCCCCAAGAGGTGGCGGCGCTGTCTGGTGGGAATGAATGATGTCGGTAAGGGGCGTATCGGTATTGCCGAGAACGACGCTCTCAGCGTCCACCTGCACTAACAGCGTTCGGAGAACCCGATACGTTTCGTCCTCGGTCATTGATCAGCCTGCCGATTGCGCGGGTGAAGTTGGCTTCCTCACGCAAGCCCGCCTTAACGATGCGGTAGCGGACGCCCTTGCCGGTGATGATGACTTGCGCCTTGGCACCGAGGTCTTCGTCGACCGTGCGCAGTTCGGTCTCGGTGTAGATGCGGACGTAGCCGTCGATCTGATCGCCGGTCGAAAACTGGGTCAGATCCTTTTGCGACGCAGCCTGAACCGAAGCGAGGATCTGAACGGACGCCGGGCTATCCTGCCAGATGCCATCGACGTACTCGCCGCGCGGCGTTTCAAGTATGACGGGGCGTTGCAGGAGGCGAATGCCGATGAGAACGGGCGAGAGATCCAGCGCCATTATTCGATGGCCCAGGTAACGCTGGAGCGGAGGCGACCGGTGTCGATAAGGGTCCGGTTGGACCCTTTCAGCGCCACGGTCACGGGCGAGTTGGCCGGTGCCATGTTCGACGCGATCTGATCCTGGATCTTGCCCTGACCCCAGATGCCGAGACGCATCAGCGACTGGTCGACCGTGATCTTACCGGTGAGAATGCCGCGCGCCTGGGCGCGCATGATGCCCTTGAGTTCGCCACGGGCCTTGAACATGGCCGCCGTGATGAACGGGCGCGGCGGGATCGGGCCGCCCCAGCCACCGCCGCGCGTGCCCTCGTGGTTATAAACCGCGATGGCGATGAGATCGCCCGGCGATTTGCCGGCTGGGAAGCCGACCTTGACCGCCTTGCCGCCGCCAGCCTTCGCGAACTCGCGCAGAACGCGGTCGAGCATCGCCTTGGCGTTGCCCTTGCGCTGAAGGCCGACATCAACGTGGATGTTCATCAGACCACCAAGACCGCCGGGAAGGACCGCCGGTAAAGCCGATTGAACAGGTTGAGGTAGATCGCGGCAGACGGGTTGAGCGTGCTCGTGCCGTCACCGCCGCCGCCCGAACTGTCGTTGGAGGCGAATTTGGCCTTGACGTCGCCGACCCAGATCTCCTGCACCGCGCCGGTCACGGCCGAGGCCTGACCGCCGAGAGTGATCGAACTGGATTGCAAGGCCATCTCGTTCGACAGCAGATAGGCGGCATAGGCGAGGAGGGCCGGCTTCTGGTCCGCCTCAATCCACGAAGGGCCAACCTCGCCCCGAGCCTCGTCAAGCAGCGCGTTCACCAGCGCGTCATCGGTGTCCTTGAACACCGGATAACGCGCCTTGAGATCGGCTGCCGTGACGAGGCTCAGGTCGGGCATGGCTTACTTTTCGTCCTTGAGGGACTTCTTGACCTCGGCCACGAGCTTGTCGTGACCCCAACGGCCATCGGCCGCGATGCCCTTGTTGGCGAGCAGAGCGCGAAGCTCCTCGTCGTCCATGGCGTCGTAGGCCTTGTCGACCTCCTTGGCCGACTGGCCCTCGAAGACGAACCAGCCGGTGGCCTTAGACGACTTGATCTCCTCGGCCGTCATGTCGACGGACAGAGCCTGGCCGACCCCGAGCATGACAGGGCCGTCCTTGGTGTGCAGGCCGCGCGGGCCCGGAGCGATGTTCTTGACCTCAATCATGGGCGTCGCTCCTCAGATGCCGTCGACGTAGCTGATGGCGCCCGGCAGACGCACTTCGGTGCCGCCGGTCCGCATGATGCCAGCAACCTCCCAGGTCATGCTGCCCTTCTGGAAAGGCGGCAGGAACTTGTGCGGCATGGGCAGGTGGAAGCGGACCACGTCGGGCGCGCGACGGTAGGCGATCATGCGCTTGGAGCCACCGGCGCCGGCCGTCTCCAGAGCACGGAACCCGCGAATGAGCAGCGGGCGACCGGTGCGCTGGCTGTAGACGTTGTTCGTCATCAGGAACGACAGGATGGTGGAGTCCGTGCCGGTCGCGCGGGGGGTCGAGGCGATATAGTTGTAGCGGGAGGTCGGGATGAGGACGGTGTCGGCCTCCTCGGTCTCCTGCGACGTGGTGATAATGCCGGTCAGAGCGTTGTTGAAATCGGTGTTGATCTCGTTGACGGTCTTGCCGGTCCAGGCAGTGCCGCCGCCCGTGCCAGTGGCAGCGGTCGCGGTCGGAACGGTCGGGTCGTTGAGGAGGCCGGTCCAGCCTTTCTCGGAGGTCGACACGACGCCATCGGAACGGCCGGTCATGGCGATGTTCCAAAGGAACTGCTCGGCCACGCGGCGAGCCGCGCGAGCCTTGTCGTCGCCGAGGTTGCGACCCTCAAGGGCGGCTACGGACAGTTCCTCAAGGCCCCACTCGTAGCCGATGCCGGCCAGCTCGAAACCCTTGGTGTACTGGCTCATCGCCACGTCGGCGTAGGGCATGTCGAAGCCCTTGCCCGACAGGAACTCGGCCTTGCCGGCGCTGTCCATCGACTGGAACAGGGTGCCGCGCGCCCACTCGCTGCCCTCGGTGATGACCGGGATCAGCGTCGCATAGTCGAACGAGGGGTACTTAACCTCGTAGATGGTGCGCTCGATGTTGTAGAACTGCGGTCGGACGAACCCAAGCGCCTGCTGGGCGTCATGAAAATTGATACCCATTGCTTGGGCTCTCCTTTGACTGAATTGTCGGATGATCAGGGATTACGCGCGACGAACGCGGAGACGAACCAAGGCGCCGCTGGCGACGGTGTCGTCGAACACGGCCGGGATTGCGGTGTTGCCGGAGGCGGTCTTGACGAAGGCGCCAGCCGAGGTGACGTAGGCTGCGTCGCCGTCAAGCACCGCTTCACCCGCCGTGACCCAGATCATGCCGGCGTTGAGAAGACCGGCCGTGGCGTAGCGGGGGTAGATGTCGGCCGCGACGCCGCCGGCCACGACGCCCGCAAGCGACTGAACCGACAGATCGGCAATGGTCACGCCCATGAAGGTGCCGGCCGCCGGGGTGGCGGTCACACCATGATCGCCGACGCCGCGAAAAGCGGCCTTGCCGAAGGCAATGCCGGCGGTGTCCTCGACGGTGCGGCTGAGGCGGTTGGAGTCCTCGCCGTTGGCGATCATGCCGGGGAAGCCGACTGCATAGCCGGTGGTGTAGGTGGGCTGAAGGTTGGGCATCTGAGTGATCCTTTCCGATTGAGCCGCTTAGGCTGCGGGGGCCTGCTTCCAGGCATCCTGCAAGGCCGCGATGCGACGAGCCTGCGGATCGGAATGCTGAGAGTCGTGGGCGGTATTCGGGACGCTCGCCGAGACGGCGCGACCCAGTGGATCAGTGGCGATGTTGGCCGTGGTGAGCGTGTCGAAGGCGATGGCGACGTGCTCGTCGGTCTTGCCCTCGACCTTGGCATCGCCGAGAAGCTTGGCGACGGCAGCGCGACGGATGTCGCCCACGGTCTTGCCCTTGGCGTCGAAGGTGGCGCCGAGGATCGGCTTGGCGGCATCGACCACGGCGGTGCGCTCGGCCACGGCGGCGTCGAGCTTGTCGGCGGTCAGGGCCTCGGCCTTGAGCTTGGTGATCTCGGCGTCCTTGGCGTCCATGGCGACCTTGTGGTCGGCCTGAAGCTTGAGGACTTCGCCGTCCTTGGCTTCCAGCGCTTTGGCGTGGTCCGCCTTCAGCGTGTTGACGTCGCCAGTCAGGCGAAGATTGTCGGCAGTCAGGGTGCCGAGGGTGGTCTGAAGGCCCTTGACCGCGACAATCGCGGCGTCGGACATCTCGACGGCGTTGTCGCCGATCATGTGCGTCTTCATGAGGGTTTCCCGTTCTTGGGGGTGGTTGCGCTGGTCGTGCGAGGACACGGAGCCGCGCGGCTCTCCGGTGTCGAAAACGGCCCACGAGTCGCCGATGCGGCATGCGCTGCCGGCTCGGCCTGCGGACACGATGGCGATGTGATCGGCAACGATGTTGGTCTGGCGCGCCTGGTAGGGGGTGCCGTCCGGCGCTACGCCGTCGCCCCAGACGATCTCCGTCTTGTAGCCGACCGAGAGTTCGCGCTTGCCGCCCTGAACCGCCTGGATGGCGGCCTGATCCATGATCTTGAGGCCGATCTTAAGTCGTTCGCCGTCGCGCAGGACTTCCTCGCCCGTGGTGCCAACCGCGACCTGCTTCCAGTTGGCAGCGGACACGCCGGCCGGGGGGTGATCGACGGTGACGGGGATCTTGGCGAAGGAATGAAGGGAGGCGTGAGAAAAGACGTCGGCCGCGTCGCGATAAACGTTGACGGTGCCGAGGTCGGGGCGGCCCATCTCGACGCCGAGATATTGCTGAACGCCCGTGCGGGCGGTACGGGCGAAGGCTTCAAGATAGCCGCCGTCGCTCACTCGGATGTCACCGAGCGAGACCGTATCGGTCGCAAGCATCATGAAAGACTTTCGGTCTACAGCCCGAGCGCGCTGCCAACTGCCGCCAATCCCGCCTCGCGGGCGCGCTGGCGATTGCTGCGCATGGGCTTTTCGTCAAAGTCGAGGATCGCGCGGGCGACACACCGGCAACGGGGTTCGCTGCCGGGCGGGCCGCCGCTGGGCGGGTCGTCCCAAGAGAACGTTTGCCCGTTGCGGGCGCGATGGCTGGGCCGAACGCGGCTGTCACCGACCGTCGACCAAGTGTACTTCGTGATCCCGGCCTGCTTCTGCCGGATCTCGTTAAGCTGGCCGTTGAATTTCGCTGTTTCGGTCAAGGCTATGAGCCGAGCGCGGCTCTTGGTGAAGCCGCCGATATCCTGCAATGCCTTGGTGATCTCTTTCGTGCTGGCGCCGCGCGAGGCAAGGTCCAGAATGGCGACCTCGACCCGTTTGGCAACATCGTCCGAGAGCCCCTTGATCAGGGCGACGTTTCTCTGGACAGCCACGTCAATGGCCGGCTTGATCTGGGTTGAACTGATCACCGCTTTTAGATCGACGCCGACCACGCGGTTGACCTGTTGCATCCAGGTCTCATCGTGACGGCGGGCGTCACCTTCGAACAGGCTCATGGTCTTCTGACGCGAGAGCCGAACGATCTGAGCCATGCCCCGCTCAAGCTCGGCCATCACGTCGTCGAGGACAGTGTCCATGACCAGATTGCGCTTGGTGATCGTTGCCGCGCTGATCAGATGCGCGCGGTGCCGATCTAGTTCCTTCGCGATCTCGGCAAAGATGGAATAAAGCGTCTGCTCACTCTTGAGCCGATGGCTAATGGGCCGGAATTCGACCGACTTGCGCCGGGTCTTGCCCTTTGCGATGGCGGCGAGATCGAAACGCTCGCTGAGGTTCACGCCGCCTCGTCCTCAATCGCCTCAAAGATCTCAGGCCCGAGCACGATCTTGCCCTGGTACGGCTCGACCTTCGTCAGGTCGACAGTCTGGGCACCCTTCGAAAGGCTGATGTGGCTCTGATATTCCGCATGATCCCAGGAGGCACCAGCCGCAGCGGCTTCCTCGTGGCGGTAATTCAGTGACCAATTAGAGAACAGTAGTACGGTCGCGTCGCCGAACTTGTCCATCTGGCGCGGGCCACCGCGCGGGATCATGATCTTGTCCTCAACAGAGCCGAGAACGAACCAATCCAAGGGAGCGCGACTGTATACGACTGTCACATGAAGGTCTGAGGCTGTCAATAGGCTTGTCAAGCCCTGTCCTCTTGCCCAAGCTAGAATTTCGTTAGCGTTCTCGACCTTGCGACAAACATAGAGGGGACGCGGAGCGGCATCACCGACCACGCGAAGCCTGGGGCGCTCGGTGGTGACAGCAGTCGCGGCCTCTTCCGCTTCCGGTTCGTCCTCGATCGGGCCGTTTTCGGCTTCATATTCCTTCACGATGGCGTCTAGGCCGGGAAAGAAGTCGTCTTCGGTGAGCTGAGCCAACACGGCTTTCTTGAGGATCTCATCCGGTATCAGGTTGACCCCGACCAGCTTCTCGATGGCGGTGGCCCGCTTCAGCGCATTGTCGGCCTTTTGCGTCGCGCTCTCTTGCCAGAGCGAGTTGAACGTGAAGTACACGCCCGCATTGAGAGCCACACCCGTGTGAGCCATCAGCAGCGCGTCAACCCGCTCCATCGGCTCGCGAAGCTCGTTCTCCTGCTTGTCCGACAGGCTGTCATAGTAGTTGCGCAGATCGCTTTCGCCCGTGGACTGCAACCCGGCGGGCGCTTGGCCCAGCAGGCGCGTCACCGGAATGTCGGCCGCGCCGGCAAGTTCTTGCAGCATGCGGATATGAATGTCCGACAGGCCGGCGAAATTGAGCGTCTTCTGCTCATAGTTCTCGTTCTCGCCCAGCAACAGCATATTGTTGGTGGACTTGAGCAGGGCTGCCAGACCGAAGCGCTTGATCAGCCGACTTTCGCCGTCCGGCGTGCCGAGACTGGTGAGGTCGGTCTTGATAATGTCGATCTTGGACTCGGGCAGCATTGAAGCAATGACGGCAGTCGCGGTGCCGGCCGTGTTCAGCACGGTCTCCAGAGCCGTGAAGATGCTGTCGCCCCATTCCTGGGTGTTGATCGCGGCAAAAGGCGGAAGCGTCATGCCGCTGAACGGGATCACGCGCGAGGCATGGATGCGCACCTGCTGGCCGTTGCTTCCGCGAACCACGGGCGTGTAGCGATAGAACAGCGGCTTGCCGAACTCGGGCGACTCCAAATCGGTATTCCACGTCTCGATCATCAGACGCGGATAGACGTCGACATGCAGGTAGGTGAGATCGCCCGCGCCCATGCGGTCGATCAGAAGCGGCTCATCGCTCCGGCCCAGCCGCTGTGAGGCGCCGATGATGATCGCTGACGAGCCGTAGAGCCGCGCCCAGCGGTGAGCTTTCTTGATGACCGACTTGACCTTGAAGCGGCACTCGGCCGCCTCCAGGGTCGCGACATCCTTTTCCTCGGCGTTCCACGTCCGCCAGCGGCGAACCATGTCGCCAGTCGGAATGTCGATGATCTTGCGCGCGAAGGCGGACGCCCGGTACAGGATCTCGTACTCTTCGGCCACGCGCGGGTTCACGACCCAGCCGGTGGACGTGCTCTTGTCCTTGAGCGTGCCGAGGTTGGCCGTGAGATTGATCAGGCCGTCAGTGACGAGCATGTGCTTAGCGCCTTTGGGTCAGCATCCGAACCCGAATGGCCTCGGCCTTGTCGGAAAGTGCGTCGAACGTCCGCACAGCCTCGCTGGCGGCCGTCTTGAGGTTGCCGGTGGCGACGGCCTTCATTGAGGCCAACGCCGCCTTGCGGGCTTGCTGGCAGGGGACGCAGCCCATCAGAGGAGGTCCATGACGGACCGCTTTCGCTCAATCGGCCAGAATGCCATCATGATCGCGTCCGCGAGGTTCGGAGAGCGTGTGCCCTCCGGGGTCTTGTCGACGATGAGCCGCATCCGCCCATCCTTGCGGGACGTCGGCTGGCTCAGTTCCTTTTCGACCTGACGCAGAAGCGGCAAGTCAGAGGGTAGCGAGATCAGATCCTCGGGCTTCCACGTAAAGCCGGGCTCGTGCCGCGCGCGCCACGTGCGCTCAAAGCGACGACGCAGCCGCCACCAACCCTGAGCCTTCAAGTTGCCGTAGAAATCCTTGTTAAGCGGCGCCATGGGCTGGCCCGGCGTCGTCGGTTCAATGGGCTCGTCGGGCCAGAGGGCGGCGGCGCCCGCATTCCAAGGCACTAGGCTCACACCCACCGGCAACACGTTCTCGTCCGCAAGCCGGTTGGTCTCGGCCTTGATGCCGGCGCCCACGCCGATGGAGTCGTACTGAAGGTCGATGATGCCGACCGTGCCGCAGGATGAGACGGCCCGCCGCGCCGTAGCGCCCGTGTCCCGCTCGCCCCATTCCTCGACCGACTTGAGGATGACGCCCTTGCGCATGGCAAGCGCGTTGCGATCCCCTCCCCCGTCAGCCACGTCGAGGGCGCCGATCCATCCGCCATCGTCGGTGAAGCCGAGATGCTTGTGCGCATCGATCGCGGCGCGAACCCAATCGGCCGGGATAATCAGCCCCTCGACCGAAGCCGAATAGTTGCGATCGACCTCCTGGGCGAAGACGTGAAGCAGGCCATCGGCTTCGGCTTTGGCGCGCCTAGCGTCGTACCATTCCTGGGTTTTGGCCGGATGGTCCCGCCAGCCCATGATGAAGACGTTGGTCTTGCCCTTGGCGATCTCGCCCGTCCATTCAACACCAGCCTCGCGACGACGATGGAAGACGTTTCCGAGGCCGTTCACAGACGAAATGTCGACCTGAACGCGGGTGTTGTCGGCCAGCGCGGCCTCGATCTTCTCGGGCCGGTCGTAATGAGCGCTTTCGTCCTTGAAATAGAGGAGCTTACGACCGCCGCGACCGATATTGTCTCCGGCCTCGCCTGTAATGCTCGCGCCGTTCTCGGGGTTGAGCAACCGCATGTAGGTCATGTGGTCGTCAGGATTGAACCCTTTCGGCCAAAAGAACCGGGGCAGACCACGGATGATGATCCGCATCTTCTCGAAGATGCTGTCCGCGTCGCCGATCCGATCGACGAGCTGTTCCTTGCGCGAGCCCCATCCCACGGCGGCGCCAGGGTAGAAACGCCAGAGCCAGACCGAGTAGGCGCAGCACAGCCACGTCAGGCCGACGTCACGGGCCTTTTCGATCAGCCCGTTTTCCTCGGCCGCCACGAGTTGCTGAAGGAAGGTGATGCACTCAGCCTGCCGCTCAAACAGGATGAACGGCATCTTGGACGGCACGTCACCGCTGGCGTTGCGCGGATCGTAGGTTGTGCACCAGTGGTTGATGAACTCGACTGGGCGGGTACGGTAGAACTCCAAGGCACCTGCGATCAGCGCAGGATTGCCCTTAAGCTTGACGACCTGCTGCTGCTTCCAGCCAAACGCCTCGGTGTAGTTTGGCGGCCAGTGCTCAGCCCTGGTCGTCGATGGTTGCCGCATAGGCGTCCGCAGCTTCCTTGGCCGTCATGGCCGTGGTGATGGTTCGCATGGGCTGGCCGTCCGGCCCGCTGTGCTCGTGCGAAACCTTGTCCTTGAAGTCGTCGGACGCGAAGTTGCGCAAGTTGAAGATCACAATCTGCGCGGTGCCCGGCCCGCCGCCATTCTCGCCAACGCGACCGGCGCGCTCTTCCCACTTGTAGGCGGCGGCAGCCTTGGCCGCTTGGCAGGCGTCCTTGAACTCGGGAAAGAGGCTGCACCACTCCTGGATGGTAGAGCGGGCTACGCGGACCTTGCCGGCGAAAGCCGTCAGGGAAAAACCCTGCGCGCAGAATTCGACGATCTCGTCACAGTATTCGGGGCGGTATTTCGTAGGCTGCCCGCGCCCGCGCTTCTGGATCTCGTCAGACATGGTGGGATCAATCGGTTTTGGGAACGGGTTTCTTTGACCAGGCATCGGCCATGGCTTTGGCTGCGGCTGGAAAAATAATGGCCATAATGGCTACAGCCCAAAATCCACTGGGCGCGCGGCGTCCATCGCGATCCAGACGGCCGACACGAACTGCGCCTCGGTGACGCCGGGCTGATCGACCAGCCGCTTGCACTCGGCAATGCCGGCCGCGATCATGGCCGGATGCGCCTCGACCGGCGCCTTGCTCTTGAGCGCGAGGTGCAGGACGTAGGGCTGGTGATCGGGGTCGTACATGGCCGTCCTTATGGGATGAACCGAAGGGCGATGAGCAGGCCGAAGGCGACGACGAGGAAGACGGCGCCTGCGATCTCAAGCGGGGTCACGCGGCCTTCAGCGCCTTAGCGTCGGCCTTGCCGAGCGCGTTCATGGCTGAATGGCTGTCGAACAGAACGGCGCCGCCGTCGCCTTGATCAAACCGTGCCATATAGCCGTTGGCACCGAGTTCAGTACCGCCAATCCGGGTTTCAAATGAGACATTACCCACATCGCCGGTAACACCGCGCGCATTAAGACAAGTCGTGGTGCCGACCTGCGGGAAAGGGCTGCCAGTGTAGAAATGATTGTCACGCCACAGCGAAGGATAGCGGTCGACGAACACGCGCTCGGTCACAGCGACGCCGCTGATCTCCTTCACGCGCGCCTGAATGCGCTCCCACTGCTTGAGCGACGGCGGACCGTCCATGCTCTCCGTGAAGCCTTCGAACCAAGCTTTGAACTCGCTGAGGGTCATCGGAAAGGTCTCCGCTAAAGGGCGCTCGGCTGCGCGATCGTAATGACGAACCAAACGACCAACATCACCAGCCGCATCAGATCGCCCGCCCGGGATCGCGGGGCGGCTTGCCGCAACGGAATTGAGCGATAGTCCATCGGTCGGCATGCGCGTTGGCCCAACGAGCCATCGCGGGCTGGGCTACGGTCAAACACTGTTGGGGCGTCCATACCGCCTCATCGAAGATGTGCTGGCGCATGACGCAATGCCCCGGATTGGAAGCAAGGCAGGTTGTGAAGAACAGGCTGTAGAGCACAAGATCACTCCGCGATTGGAGCGGGCTTTCGTCCCTGTGTTTTCTTATATTCTAAATGTCTTTCCGCAATGGCGACACTCCAGATCAGCCATATGCCACGGAAGCCCGTCTGCGGAGTCGGGATAGTCGTGGAAGTCGTCATAGACGCCGCGACCACGGCTCTCCTCGCAAACTGCTTTCTGCGAAAGTCTGAAACGAGCGAGGAACCAGCGCAACATGTGCTCTACTCCCCCACCGCCATCCGATCAGACCGAGGCCGGCGCTTTTCGCTATCCAAGATCGCCTGAAGCCGGTTTAGCGTGTCTTCATCCTGCCGGCGCTTTTCGCGCTGGGCCTTGGCCAGCAAATTCCGCCATTTCCAGAGGTCGTGTCCGCGCAGATAGCGCTCGACGTCTGGGAAGTGCATGGGATGCCCCAATGAAACATCAGCTTACGATGGCGGCAAACGTCCAGAAAAGCGCAGAGCCGATCACGTTAGCGAGCAGCAGTGCAGCGATGGTGGCCTTTTGGTCTGCCGTCAGCACTTTAATCTCCAGCCAAGGGTCGGCCTGAAAAGGGCTTGGCCGGCTCGTCTTTCCAAGGCGGGTTGACGATCTGACCTGTCTTGGTCTCATAGACAGACGAAGTGTCCAGCCCAAAACCAAGGCCCAACCACTCCAAGACCCAAGGCTTTACGTAATACGGACCGACTTCATTGCAGATGTCATATTCGCCGGTATCAACCTGCGATCCATCGCTGTTCAGCGCGATGACTCGGCGACCGACATAAGGAAGGATCACGCCAAAAACAGGAAACCCGAAAAGCGTCATCCCCTATCCCCTTCCGGTCTGCGTACTAGGGGAAGCTAAATCCCGCCTGTCTTCGCAAGGAACCATGATACCGGGGGGCCGGTCAAATACGATTGTCGTCTCTGGCACACACTCTGATCTGTGTGATGGAGGGAAGAGGTTTTCGAGGGGGCGAGTGGTACTGGCATTCGCTCCGGCATGCTGATCCGAAGCTACTGACCCAACCTAGCAGAAACGATGCCCTGGGGATCGCTCCGAATGGCCCCCTCGAACTTGTGTGCCGCCATCGCGGCGAAAGGGAAAGGGCCGCCACCCGCCGTGACGAGCCCTTGGCGAACGTGTGACACGTTACGCTTAAGACGCACGGTGGCATGACTGGGGCGGTGGGGTCAAGTATTAGTCCTCGCTCTCCCCCAACATCACCTGAAGCATCATAGCGACGACCCACGGCAGGACGAAGCAGTAGATGAGGGCAGTGGTCATTCGCGAGAACCCGGCGCTGCAAACGAATAGCCGACCTTACGGAGCGTCTGTCGGTCTCCATCGAACATGATCCAACCAGACTGCCACCAGATCTCGTCGCCGAGTGCCGGCATGTTCTCCTGCGGCTCGGCGTAGACGCATGTCTCGTCGTGGACGCCAGGGCCGCCCGCATTTGTCGCGACAACCCAGAGGCGGACAACTTCGCGTCCTGTCTCTGACATTCGAACGGGGGTGATGTCGATCAGTCTGCCGCCGACGCTCATGGCTTGGCTTCCGTATCTAGAAGAGCACGAAGGCGAACGGCGATCCCTTTGCAGGCAGTACCGCGTCCCTCGGCGTAGGCTTCTGAGCACTTGCCCCAGCCCGTCTGCGTGGCGTTATGGTCCTGATCTCGGGCGTCTTGCTCGCAGACGGCTATGATCTCTGCGATGCCAGCTTGAAGACGATCAGTCTCGGCAAGCGAGGTGTCTTGCACTTCTCGTACCGAACGATTTGCCCAGGCAATGACCCGCTCGTCTTCGTCAGTTTTTAGAGCAAGAATGCTTTCAACCAACCAGCCGATACCACTTTGGTCCTGAAAGGCGTCCCACCGATTGGCCGCTGCCTCGGCAATCGCAGTTGCTTTTTCTCGACGATTGAGGCGAGGCGCCGGTTCAGATGGCGGCCCGAGGCGAGCCTTTAGAACAGACAAGGCATCTTGAAATACCTCATGCGGCGATTGCGGCCGAGCGTGATCGCCCATGCCGAGAGTTGTCAAAAGTTCAGCGATATCGGCGTGCAGAACATCTTCGTTTGACATTGGCCGTTCTCCGAATTGGTCAAACATGGCGCGACGTCCGCACTCGTCCGCTTCAAGGCCCGAGCGACAAGCCTGCTTATCCACGCGGCCACAAAATTGGCAGGGCCTCACCGCCCCCGCTCCCAAGCCCGCCCCAAAGCATTCAGCCCAACCCTGAGATGCCCAAGCACGTCATGCCGGGTGACGGGCTGATCCATGGCGCAGGTCAGGACCAGGGCTTCCATGCACTCGCGCGGGCTTTCCGTTTCCGCCAGCGCCCATTCGATCTCGCGGTACTCGTCCCGAATGCGCGCCACCGTGGCGTCGGCCATCTCGCGGCCCGATCCGCCACCACCGCCCGAGCGGTTGAGATCCTGAGTGCCATAGCCGAGCCCGGCCGGGGTCTGGATGCCAATATAGGCCAGCAAGCGTTCGGCGGCCTTGTTGGCGGTCGCGAGCTGGTCGGCGTTGATCTGCTTGGCCAGGAACAGCCGGCCGGTGCTGTAGCCCAGGCGCTCGTCCTTCGGGTCCAGCGGTTTCTCGCGCCCCTCAGCATCGCGAAACGTGATGGGCCGATCGCGGCGATGCGGCTGGCTCATCACCGTGCCCAGAATGTCGTCGCGCTGCTCGGCGCGGCTGGCCCGTTGCGGGCGGCCGTTGGGCTCGCGCGGGCGGGGCTTGAGCCTTTGGGCTGCGACGGCTTCGGGGTTGCGGGCGAAGGGCATTAGGGGGACTCCGACTTGGCAGAGGGCGTCTTTTCCGTGGGCTCGTCGGGCGTCGCGGATGTCAGGCACAACGCCAGTAGGAACCACCAACCGGATCGATCCAGCCAGAACACGGCATAGGCACAGGTGCCGAGAATGGCGGCCCGAAAGAGGATTACGAGCGTGAGGACGAAGGCGGCAGGCCAGCCCATCACCGCTCTCCCGCTTGGTTCGCACGCTCAATGAGCCATTCGCCGAAGGATTTGGCTTCGTCGTTCTTCAGCGCGATTTGATCCTCGCGCCCATCGACAAACAGCGTCACAACGAGGCTGTCGTCGGTGTAGTCGGCGCACACAGACGTTGAGCCGTAGTTGTGTAGGATGAAGCGGTCGTCGCTCACGAGGCGCTCTCCTCAAACTTCGGGGTACGGGGAGCGATCAGACGCGCTAACGATCTGGCACCAGCTTCCCAAAGCCATCGATCCAGTTCGCTCGCATACCGACGTGGCGCGCCCTCGGGCTTCAGGCGGACGTGGACACAGCCGATGCGGTCAATCGAGCAGAAACGATCAGCGGCCTCACGCGTCGGGTGAGACTTGTCCAAAACGTAAGCGACACCATTCGGCCCGTCCCAACAGTTGTCGTTGTAGACGTTTGACCACCAATGATGCTCACCCATAGCTCACCCCCTATTTCCGCTGGGTCTCTGAGACCGCCAAATCCGCCCACACAGCCCCGTCACCCCAAACCCCGCATCCGACACGCCGGGCTGCGCTCGTTGCCGTCCTGGGGCAATCTAGGGGACTCAATGCACCGTCTCGCCGCCAGCCCCGATCAGGTCGTTCAGCACGGCATGCAGCATGTCCGACACGTCGAGCAGGACGTCGGCTGATTTGGACTTCGGGAAACAGGCTGCCGTCCGCGTACACAGCAGCGCCGCAGCCAAAGCCTGCTGAACGGTGAAGGCGACAATCTCGGCCTCGTCGTCGATCAGCACCAACGGCTCGCCGGTCTCGACTTCGTGGGCGGACCAAAACTCAATGTCCCGGCCACGGCCGGCGCGTAGCATTTGCAAGAAAGCGCGATGCGCTTCCTCGCCCTGCGTCACGTCGTTGCTATCGAGTAGATCCACGGGGCCAGCCCTCGCGATGTTTGCAAGGGTATAACGTTGCTCGTGGGTGGAAAGCCACGTTTGGGGGCGCGGCGTCCACACTTACGAAAAACCCCGCCGTGTTGGCGGGGCTTAGACCTAATCATCATTAGCTGGTGGCAGGACGTGTTGCCTGACAAAGTTCGCACAGGCGGCGGCAAATTCGATCTCGTGCGCCTCCCCATAGATTGGGAACATGCCGTGCTCACAGCCATCGTCGATGCGTGACAAGCCATCGTCCGTGGCGGCGTGCTGAACGAACCACTCATCGCCATCAGCCTTGCCGGCCAGTTCGCGAAGCTTCTGAATATCGCTTTCTCTGCTCATCAATCCATTCCCTCTCTTGGTGGGCCACCGCCCCGGCTGATGTCTGTTTGTAGCTCCCTAATCAGTGATGCGTCAAGGGCATAAATCTCACTGATTAATGATTTTAGGGCTTGCGCGTCTCACTGATCGGTGAGATAAAGGGTCATCGAACGGGAGCAAGCAAATGACCGAACTGAACGCCACCGACCTGCAGACCTACAGCGCCTCTCAGGTCGCCAGCCTCGCTGACCTCGACCACTACAGCGTTCGCGACGAAGGCTTCCGCCGCCAGACCGCCGCCGAAAAGAAGATCGCCAAGCTTCGCAAGCAGCTTGCCGCCGCCGAGCGCGAGATGGCCGAAGCCGGCCTCATCATCAACGCGGCGTTCGCCGCTGAGCGGATTGCCGCCTAATCCTAGAGGCGCCTGCGGGCGCCCCTTCGGTTACTCATCGGAGATGGTCATGACCCAAGACGAGGTGCTGTTTGCCTTCCATCGTTACGTCGACAACCCAAAGCCTGATGATGTGGGTTGGTGGGTGAAGGCGTTTCCGCAGTACGCTGATGAAATTCGTGCGCATGCCGTTGAGGTCATCGACATGAATTTCCGCGTCAAATGCAACGAGCAAGATATCGCGACAGAGAACCTGACTCTGACGTCTGAAGTCCGCCGATTGGAGATGGAGATCCGCAAGCTCTCGCATGAATGCCTAGGCGAGTCGATCCGGCTGCTGCGCAGCCTGATGCAACGGCCCGACTGCGACATCCCCGGCGAAAGCTGGCTGTTTCTCGCCATTGGCACGATGGAAAACCGACAGAAAGAAATCGCCGAAGCTCAGATGCGCGCTCTCGGTGGAGACGACGAAAAGAAACAACATGACACCAAGTGACTTCACCGCCTGGGTCGCACTCATGCGATCCAACGGCTGGACCAAAGCCGAGTGCGCCAAGCGCCTCGGATGCGGCGTGAACCAGATCAATGTCTGGGCAGCCAAGGGCGCGCCTCTGTACATCGCCCTCGCCTGCTCGGCCCTGTGCCAAGGCTGGGGCGAATGGAAGTCAGATCCCAACAAGCCCGCGACCTAACCCCCGACGCCTTTGTCGCCGCGATCCGAAGAAAGGAACCACGATGACTTGGCAACCAATCAGCACGGCCCCCAAGGACCGCCAGATCTTCGGCGGCAAATGGCACGGCGCCACATGGAGCTTCGATCTCACGTACTGGGATGGGCGGGGTTGGTGGCAGATGCGCCAGATCCCGCCGACCCACTGGCAGGAGGTTCCAGCCGAACTTGACGCCCCGCCGAAGGAGACCGCGCGATGACTTGGCAACCTATAGACACTGCCCCGAAGGGCCGAGCCCCTGACGGCAAGATGCAACTTCCCGCTCCTCCCCAATTATAGCAACGGCTATACTCTATCACATGGGGGATACCGATTATTGGCCTCGGCAGCGCGCCGGGGCTTTTTTGGTTTGTGGGGCCGATCGGCAGTCCAGGGGCAGGGTGGTCCCGGATTTCGGCCCGTCGCCGCCAGCGGGCAACGTGGGCCATTCTTGGCTGGCCGTAGAGGGGGCGTCAGGTTGTAGATCTGACCCTGACCCCATAGGCCGGCCGTAGGGGGTTCAGGGGATTATGGCATTATAACCCCCCCCTATAGGTGAGAGTGTGCCTAAAGAGAGGAAAAATGAGAGTACACACACCCCCCTGAAAAAAACCGTTATAATATAAAAAAAATACTTTTTTATTATATATATCAATCTCTTAGCATCGGACTTTTTGACGGTTTGTCGCACCCTTTTTAAAGGCCGTCATAAAAAAGCTTGGCTATAAAAACCGGCCCGTCATAAGTCCCTTCCGTTGAAACTCGCCGGTTTTTATCAAGCCATAAAAAAAGCCCGCCGAAGCGGGCTTCTGGTTGTATTGGCGAGAAACTAGATTGCACGATAGACCGTCTTCGGCCGCCCCCCCTTACCGCCGACCGCAGTCTTTTCCGACACCACCTCGATCCGATCCGCCTCGGCAAGCGACAAGATAACGGCCTGAATGTCCCGGCCACTCATGCGCCCGTCGATCTTGCGATAGAGGTCGTTGCGGGTGCATTGGCCGCCTTCGGACTCCTGGATGTAGCCCAGGATCTGCTTGGCCTGGCCCTGCTTTTCGTTCTCGGCCATGTGATAGCCCAGGCCCCGAACGAAGCTCTCCATCGACCACGTCACGAGGTTGTCGGCATACTGGACGTCGCCAACCTCGATCTGGCACCGGTTCATATCGGCCCAATGCCGGCCGCAGGCCAGGATCAGGGCCATGCGCTTCACCATCTCGGCCGAGCGCGCATAGACCTCTAGGATGGGCTCACGGTCGCTGCGCAGGATCATCTCGCGCTGTTTGGCGCGGACCTCTTTAAGCAAAGCCTCGGCCTGCGGGGAGGCCGGAATGACGATGGGCTGCGGCGGCATGGCCGCGTCCTTGACCATGTCTGACGGCCGGCCAGCGGTGCAGTCCTGCCAATGGTGGAGCCGCCGCAAGCCCTCGACAATGACCTCCGGGACGGTGTCCTCGGGCTGGATGTTGGTGTTCTCAGGCACGCGCTTATGGCGCTGCATGACGAGGAAGCGGTTGAGGAAGCCGCCGGCCACCTGAGCCGAGCGAAGCTGTTCGTAGAAGTTCACAGGCGTGGTGGCGCCGTAGAACGTCAGGCACGGCTGACGGATGGAAACGTCGGCGCGGGTGGTGACACCTTCGGGCTCGAACGACCCGAGGTTTTTGCCCCAAACCGAACAATAATCGTCCAGCAGGGACATCTCCTGGGAGGTAGCGTTGCGACTAACGAACTTGCGGAGAACCTTACCCACCTCGTCAATCACCTGACACTGAACCGGCTGCTCGTAGAGCGACAGTCCCAACTTGGCCGACGACGACACAGAGGCACGAATGAGATGACCAAGATCCGCCGCCTGCAATGCCTGCTTGATCGCTTCCTGGGGTCGATCCTTGCCGCCGGCCGTAGGGGCGATGGTGAGCCAATACAGGGCCGTGCCCGTGCGGGGTACGCCCGTATAGACCTGGCGCCCGACCACTGTCCCGACCGCCGCCAGGGCGGCCGAGACGGCAAACAGCCGACACGGGAACATGGCCGTTCGCATGATCCACTCGGTGAGATCGCCGACAAGGCCACCGACCATCAGGGACTGGTCTGGGTAGTCGACATAGACCCGGCCAACGGACGGACGGAGGGGTTCGCCGTCTTCCCCGAGAATGACGCCATCCTCATCGACGGCGACGGGCTTCGGCTTGAGAAGCGCCGCCGCGTAGGCGTCCACTTCCGGCTCTGGCAGATCCTCCGGGACAAAACGCGGCGCGCGCGCGCCATCGCGAATGCCACGGGCAATGGTGCCACGCGGCCCGAGGGCCTTGTCGTTCGCAGGGATGCCCCAGGACGCTGCTGCGTTATGCAGGGCGGCATAGGCTTCCGTTTCCGTGAGACAGCCGCCACCGACCAACTGGCCGACGCGGAAGGCTATGCGGTTGGCCTCGTTGCTGCGCGTGCCGGGTCCGGCCTGGGCCAGCGTATTCATTTCCTCGGACAAGGCACGCTCGCCGTAGGCACGTTTGCGCGCGTCGGAGACCGGGGCGCCGGGTTCGGTGCGCGTGGCGACGGCGACCGCAGAACGCTGGCCGGTCAGGATATCGACCAGCCAATCCGGGATTTCGGGGGCACTGAAGACGCTGCCGCGTTCGGGCTCGTAGCGCCGGCCGTCGAGCATGGTGGCGCCTGGGGCAATGACGTAGCCGCCGGCTCCACGCACATCGAGGCCGCCGCCATTGCGCTTTTCAGGCAGGCTGCCTGTGGAGTTGCCGAGCTGGCGGCCGTTGCGGCGAAAGTAGACGTGCTCGCCATCGTTTGGCGTGCTGACCAGCGCCGCGTCGGCGGCACGGCCGTCCGATACTTCGCGCCAATCTGAGATGCCGATCTCGCCGTCGCAGTCGATGACGATCAGGTCCGACTTGGCCAAGTCGATCGCCGGGATGGCGTCGGGCCAGCGCTCCCACCACGCCTCGATCTTGGCTGCGTCGGTCGTTGACTGATTGCGCCAGAAGATGCCGGGGCATGGACGCTTGTCGATCTGGCAGGGGAACACCGCCATTCCGGTCTGGGCTAGGTCCAGCGCCACCGACACGTTGGACAGGACTTGGTGGATGGCGGGGTCGAAGAAGAACGGAAGGGTGGTGTTCATGGGCGTGAGTCCGAAGGGATGAAGACGGTGACGCCGAAGGCCTCGGCTTGACGAACCATGTCCCGAGTCCCTTTTCCGCCCGGGAACGCGAGGACGTAGTTGGGCCGGTGGTCGGCTAGCATGACGCGGTTGCGGATCGGCCCGGCGGCGCGGCCGTGCTGCTTCCAATCGGCTGGCACGGTGACGAGCCCGGCCTTGCGCTCGGTGGCCCAGCGACGGGCTAGACAATCGGCGCCGTTTGCCCCGCCCTCAATGATTGTCAGGGGGCCGTGCAGCTCCCGGATGGCATCGAGCACCGCGAAGACCGCTTTCCAGTCGTCGTAATCCCGACCGCCGCAGACAAGAACGCGGGTCATGCCTCGACCCCACAGGCGTGGCGCATGCCCTCGCCGAAAGAGTGAATGATGATTTCAAGAAAGCGCTGATACTGCTCGGGCGGCAATTGCGAGAGGTCCGTTATCCCAACGCTATCGAGGTATTCGCCGCCCTCGTTGCCTGCGAAGATCAGGGCATCGCGTTCGTATCGGTCGAATGTTTCGGTGGGGACTGCCACGGCATGGACTCCTGAAAAGCTGTCGCGGCACGGCAGGCAAAGCCAGCCGACATTATCGCCGCGATTGACCCCGAAGCCGGTCGCGTTGCGCCGGCAGATGAAGCACTGGGTTGGGTCGTTGAGGGTGCGGGTCACTTCCCAGCCGAACAGCCGAGCTTTTGCGCAGCCGCCGCGTAAGCCTCACGAGAGATGAAGACTGTCTTTTCTGTCTTCCGATCCCGCTTCGGCCAATTGGGTTCACCCTTGCGGGCACCCTTGGTGTAAGGCGGTGAAACCGCGCCCGTTACCATGACACCTTGGGTATTTGGTGGGTCGCCTACGGCCGAGAACAGATTGCCCTGCCAGCCATCGGGCAAAGACACAGCGTCACGGCAAGCCTGATTGAAGATATCGAACGTACTCATTCCGCAGCCTCCAAAACGCCGATTTCGTCGAACTCGTAGCCAATAACGTCGGTGTATTTGCCATTGGGCCGGACCTTGATCCGGGAGGGCCGGCGCAGCCGCGCGGACATGGCCACGCACCCCTCGACGGTGATCGGCATGGACGAGCCACCCATGCGCGCCCACCACTGCTCGGCCTTGTGGCGCATCGCGCCCTTGTGCTCGGGACAGATCCAGATCGGCGGGTTGGACAGGCCGCAGTAGAAGTCGACGCGAAGGGTGCGTGAGACCTTGTCGTCGGTGGTCTTTTCGTGGACCCGGAAGCGCCAGGACTTGACGGACAGCCAGGTTGGCTCGTTGTTCGACAGGATCAGGCTGGTGCCGTCAGCTTCACGCTCGATCTTGATCTCGCGTGGCCCGCGCTCAATGGCCGGGAACTCCTCGCCGCAATCCTCGCAGACCTTTGCCGAGATCGGCATATAGCTGTGGCAGTGCTCACATTCTTTGGTGGGACTGACGCCCGCCTTTTCGCCCGGCTGCTTGATGGACACGCAGTCGATCGGCCCGTGCTCCCGAACGCAGCCGGCGAAGTCGAGGACTAGGGCGTTGTCCTTGCCCTGAGCGCGTCGCATCGCCCGGCCGACCATCTGGATATAGAGGCCGGCCGACTTCGTCGGGCGCAGCAGGGCCAGCATGTCCACGGCCGGCACGTTGAAGCCCGTCGTGAGGACGGCCATGGACGTCAGGCAGCGAATGCGACCACCCTTGAAGTCGCGAATAATGCGCTCGCGCTCGCCGGCTGGGGTTTCGCCCGTGACCGTTTCGCAGGCGATGCCGTGCCTGCGGATTTCATCACGCACGTGGATGGCGTGCTCGACCGAGCAGCAGAACGCCAGCCAGGCCCGCCGATCAGCGCCGCGCTCCACGATCTCCGCCACGGCATCGCGCGTGATAACTTCCTGGTCCACCGCCGCCGCGAGTTGGCCGGGCACATAGTCCCCGCCCCGCTTGGCCACGCCCGTGGTGTCGAGCTTTGTCAGGGTGGCCTTGGAAATGAGCGGCGACAGGTAGCCTTGCTCGATCAAGTCTCTGACGTTGGCGTCGTAGACCACTGCTTCGAACATGGCGTCTTCGCCAGTGTTCAGCCGGCCGCTATCGAGGCGAAACGGGGTTGCGGTCAGGCCGATAAGCCGGGCGCCCGCTTGGTCCCGAAGGAACCGACCGTAATAGGTGTCGTCGTTCCGGGGGATCAGATGGCAGTTGTGCGCCAGGACCCCGTCAGCAAAGTAAGAAGGGTGTCCGCTGACGTCGAGATTAAACACAGACACTTCGCGTCCGCATTCGACACGCGAAACACCCGCCACCCTAACGATGCTAGAAGCTCGTCTTTCTTCCGATCCTGCTCCAGTCTCACCCCATGATGTGAGCTGCCGTCCAACTCGATCCCGATTTTTATCGAAATGTTCGCCAGATCGAGCTTGTAGCAATTGGGGTAGCCGCTCCCCGGTCCAGCTTTCGTCGGAACAGCGTACTCGGCTATCCAATCCTTGCCCAAAATCCTCATAACCTCGGCCTGTATCTCCGTTAATCCCGCGCCATTCCCGCCCCTGACACTCGGCCGATGACCGATCTGCTTGAGTGTCGCGGACATTTTCTCCCGGATGGCCGGGGTGAACATCGCGTTCTCTTTCTGCTTCGAGCAGGAGATGCTGCAAAATCGCTGCTTCGCCCAAAGGCCCGGCTTCTGCGCTGAGATCACCTCCCCTCTGATTCCCCTCTTGACCCAAGGCGTGAACCCGTTGCCGCAATTCTCGCAGGTCTTGTGAGCGGAAAACACGCCCTCCGACTTCCAGCTTCCCGGCTTGGACGAACCCTTCAGCGGTGAAGATCGGATGGTTTGGGGTGCAGACAAAGTATTCTCCATTGCTGAGGGTGACTTTGACGAGATCGGTCGTTTGACGAGAGCTAACGGCGCGCACTTTTCCGAAGCCAAGCGCATGCTCGACCACGTCACCGGGCTTGATGGTTTCGATGGCCCGAAGGCCGTCCGGCGTTGAGATCATGGTCCCGGCAGGGAAGCACTCGTCGACAATGACGAAGTCGAACTGGCCCAGTAGCTTGGTCTTGTTGTGGACCGATGCGATGCCGCAGAACAGGATCTTGGATTTGGTGTCCTTGCGGCCGAGCCCTGCCGAATAGATGCCGGCTGGAGCGCCGGGCCAGTAGCCCTTTAGCTCGTCGAAGTTCTGCCGGATCAACTCTTTCGTGTGGGTCACAACTGCCACACGCTTATCAGGATACCACGACAGGATTTCCGTGATAAGCGCCGCGATGACGAGCGCTTTGCCGGCGCCGGTCGGCAGGACGATGAGACCGTTTTTGCCCCCGTCCTTGAAGTGGGCATAGAGAGCGTCGAGGGAGGCGCGTTGGTAGTCACGGAGGCTGAGGGTCATGCCCGCACCTCCATCACAACAACCCGCTGACGCGGCAGCTTGCGAGCCCTCGCCCAGGCGCGGATCTCGATGTAGGTGATAGCTTCCAAGAGCCGGATGGCCTCGTGGCATTGATCAACGGTAAAGCAGCGCACGTGGCACTCGGCGCGCGTCAGCCACATCTTCTCGGCAAGCCAGCAATAGACCCGCTCGCGAGCGACACGCTTGGCCTCGCGCGAACCATTGCGCCGCAGAAACCGCTTCTTGTTCTCGCGGTAGCCGCCGTTCTCGATGCACTCTTCCCAGAGTGGATCGAGGGCCTGATGCACGCGATGGCGTAAGAGACCGGTTGGGAGTTCGGTCATGCTCCGGCCTCCGAATTCAGATGCGGATTGACCTCAGTGTGGCACTCGTCCATCGCGCCAGAGAACCAATCAAGGACTGCCGTTGACGCCTCAGTCATGAGTTCGTCGAGTGGCCAATATTCCTTGCGGAGCTTGACGTCTGGAAGTTCAAAAAAGCAGTACCAAAGCTTGCCGCTATTCGACTTAGAGAGAGTAGCGACGTGCTGCTTACCAGCTAGCAAACGATAGCGGATGGGCCGCTCAGCCTTGTTGACGAACTCCTCCCAAGACAGCTTGGGGCTGAAGATGATGATACTCACGCCCCCGCCTCCACTTCATCCATGGCCACGTCGATCATCTCAAGCGCCAGAAGCAGCGCCTGCATTTCCTCAGTGGGGGTGAGTTCCAGGGTGAGAGTCGCCAGTTCGCGGAGAAGCTGCTCGGCTTGAGTTTTGAGGAAGGTCATGCGCTGCCCTCCCCGTCTGCCAGGGTCACAGCCAGTCGCGCCATGAGATGCAGGGCTTGCTTGCGG